TGCATGGAAAGTTTCTTTGCAAAGCTGGCAGAGAGTTTATAATCTTCTCTTTGAATAACGCCACCTGTCGGTGTCTCGACATTGATGTCGAGTCGCACATAATCTTCATTCTCCATTGCAAAATCATTTTCAATAATATTTCTTTTGCACCATCTTGAATAATTGCTAGAATCCAATTCTAAAAAGGCATATAACTTTCTTGCAGTAGTCATTCCCTCTTCATCAATGCCAAGTGCGATTTCAATAGGTGTCCGGTTTGCTGTGTTAATTGTGATTTCGTTCATATAGAAAATCCTCCTGTTGTTAAAAAATCTATTTGCAAACAGGGGATATACAGTGTTATAATTTGCATATCCCCTGTAGGGGGTGTTGTATAAGGGACTGTTTCTTTCCTAGGGAGCCAGTTCCTTATTTTTCGCCTATTTCATCTTCTATTAGACCGATTCCTTTCATAATGGTGTCCGTTCTTGAAATTCCAAGTTCTTCTGCACATTTGTCTATGCGTCCTTTTTCTTCTTTTGTAAGACGAATATTGAGCTTTTCCTTTCTTGATTCACCATTTACAGGTGGTCTACCTGTTCTTGGGGACATTTTGTTCACCTCCTTATTTTGTCCTTGCATAATTCATTATAATTTATGGGCGTACAAAAGTCAAGAGCATTTTCTATTATTTTAGAAAACGTATCAATCAAGGTTCTCGTCATTATGACGAACACCTTTTCGCTAAAATTTTAGTAGAATTGGCTTCCACAAAATAATGGAGCCGAAATTTCGGAGGCTTATTCACTGTCGAATTTTCGACAGTGTGCGTCTCGTCTTTTAGGAAGAGTCGCAGTTAGCCGAAGTAAAATTGACTTTGGTGATTGAAGCATCCACTTTTCCGCATGAATGCGGAGTCACTAGCCATTGTGTCGAACCTAGGACAAATTGTCCGAAGTGCTAACCGTCATCAAATTGATGATAGTTCAAAATATCAATCATAGAAATAGGGTGCATCAAATTAGAAGCACCCATTTTAAAATAAAAGGTGTCGAAATTTCTACGCCTTTTCGCCATGTATGGCTAAAACCTATATAATCCGCTCAAATTCGTGCACCTTGTAAGCATATATAGTCTGCCATAAAGACGAAATATCAATTTTTCTGTTCGTTCCTCCTAGTGAAGAACCATGCTCTTCAATTTTAATGGGCAGTTTTTTTTACTGACGATTCGTCATTTTGATGAATCGTTATTTTTTTCAAATTTCCTATTCCACTATTCATTTTGGAGTGGTAAAATACAGATATCATACTGATTTAGGGAGGAAAACGCATATGAAAAAATCCAAAAAGTTGCTGGCAGTTTTTACCATAATGTTACTAATTGTCTGTATGGCAGTTCCAGTATCGGCGGCCGGTAAAATTAACAAGAAAAAAGTCACTTTGAAAGTCGGTCAAACATTGCAATTAAAAGTGACTGGAACAAAAGGAAAAGTAAAATGGACAAGTAGCAAAAAATCTGTTGCAACGGTATCTTCTAAAGGACGTGTAAAAGCGAAAAAGAAAGGTTCCGCTACAATTACCGCAAAGATTGGTAAAAAGAAATATACCTGTAAAGTTACTGTGAAAAAGGTTTCTAATGGCAATGGCGGTTTTGGTGGAAATCCAAATGCTAACAGCAGTGGTAAAAAGAATGTTGTTAGTTATCATGCAGAATCTACGCCGTATGGAGCTGTGGCAATCCTGGAAAACCATTATGATTATGCCGTTGATCTGACAGTAGAGTTTGTTTATTATCTGAATGGAACAATGGTTGGAATAGAAAAAGATTATAATTATGCATTTGCGGCACATTCAAAATGTGCACTTCAAGGCTGGAATCACGACAAGACCTGGGATTCTTTTAAGATAAATTTGAGAATTGAAAGAGCTTCAAATATTATAACAAATAACTCGGGAATTCATTATTCAGCCAATTTTGGAAATAGAAATGTAGTTGTAAAAGTAGATAACAATGGACGGAGAAATGCGTTTACCACTATTGCAATTGTATTTTATAAAAATGGTAGGATAGTGGGGTATGATGATCGTAATGCTGATGTAAAAAATCCAGGATCGACAGCTTATCTCGAATTTGATTTTCCATTTGATAGGAATTTCGAGGATATCATACCAGATAAATTTGAAGTATATGTAAATGATTCGTATACATATAGTTGGATGAATTAAGATAAAGGCTAGGGAGAAATCCCTAGCCGATTTTTTTTTACTTATCGTATGTTCTATGTTCAAACATTACTTTTGTTCCAAATATATCTATATCATTTGCGCCTGTATATAACTCTTCGTATGTTCCATCCTGGTTATCTTCTGTTTCGTAAGTAAACTGAGTTATAAATTTATATGATACGTTATTCAATTCGTATTCTCCGCTGACTTCTGCTAAGCCATTGCAAGCTTTGAATGTGCATTTACTCTCATTTTCAGTTCCGATATTCAATGAAATGGATTTATCCAACTCGCTTTGTAATATTTCTTGCGTTATCCTCATAAGGAAAGTACGTTCTTCATCAGAAAGTTCGTTTTCGGTTTTTATTATCCAAGGAAATCTCATTGATAAAGGATGATCGCTTGAGCTATTTATTTTCGTTCCACTTTTTGTATCATAGACATTAGTTGACAATAAAAAACCAACATTTGAACTAATACCTATGCTACAAATAGTGGTATAGTCAAACCATTCCTGTGAAGACATATTCGCAAAAATTTCATCCATTTCCATAAAACTGACATTTACTTTAAATAAATCAGTTCTGACGATAAGTGTTTTATATTCCGTCCCTTCCGAATCTTTTCCGCTGTATTCTTCTGTATAAAATGCATTATCATCATTTTCATACTGTTGCAAAAATGTATTTACATCATCAATACTTGCTTTTACTGCGATAGGTGAAAAACATTCACATATTATTAATGTTGACGCAACAATAACTCTTTTCACTTTCTTCATACACTCATACCTCCCAATAATTGATACCCATATTGTACCACCTTGGGACGTATTCCGAAAGCACTATTTCGCTTTTCTATCAATTTCCGCAGTTACGGCAATCAAAAGAGCTTCGGCAAATTTCGCACCAACCGAATCAGTGTATTTATCGTGAATCTGCTTTGCTTCCATGGTGAGATTTTCCCACTGTGGAATATCGTCTTTTGAGATAAAAGCATACTTCTTGTGGAGATTCCATATATCTTGCCAGATGGAAAAGTATGTCTGTTTAAAGTCCATCAGCGTAAAGCACTCCATGATATTTCTCGAACCTATGCTCTTGCTTTATTTCTGGGTATTTGTTCCAATCTACCTTGCTATAAAACATCTTTGTTGGCCTGGCAAATAGTTCCTTACCGCCATACAAAGCTCTGTATACTACCAAATCTTCCCCTGTTTCTGTATGTCTGGCATATCCGATAAACTTATACAAATACTCGTTGTTGCGTGGCTCCTTGATGGTTTCTCTCTTAAAGTGCTGTACAATGTCTCCTGGCTCAAATAATGGTCTGTTCATTATGTTTTCATATCTCCTTTTCGTTAATACCACTTCTCTTTCAGCTGATTAATCGGTGTTCCGGCAACTCCGGCACTTTCTCCGCTGTCTGTTGTCTTGAAGTATGCACCCGGAATTTGAGGATACATAAACTCAAACATCAAATAATTAGCTGCATCGCAAAGATATTCTGTGTTTCCTGTCTCACGATACTTTTTGATGCACATATCGTGGGATTCCAAGGCGTTTATCAACTTCTCCCCGAAATTATCCTTTGCCATGCCATATTTGTAAAAGCTTACCTCAGCCCTATTCTGTCGTAATTTATCGAAACGATCTGAATATTCTGTTGGAAGTTCTGTTCCTATTTGGCTCATATGTTTTAATTCTCCATAATTAATTAATTTCTTGGCTCAAAATTCAATTTTCTTGGCTTGCGCCTATATTTTATCGGGTGTGAAGTTTTGAAATGGATTTGTTTATTTTATCATGTCAATTAATTACCCTCATATGTCTCATAATCAATCGTTCCCAAATCTCCGTACACATCGGGGTAATAGATTCCGATCCAGAAGTTATCCTCCATTGCTTTGTAGTAAGTTACTTTTACATTCCATCTCTGTACCTCGTCAATAATTTCTTTGTTGAGAAGTCCGAATTGATCTCGGCAAGCTTCATTTTCCAGTTTGTAAGTCAATGCTTTGTATTTCTCGGCATTTGCCTGTCTGGTGGCGGTAACCGTAGTCTGGCTTATTGCTAAAAGCAATCCAGCGATCAAAAGATATACCGCACCGATAAAAGCCACTGCTACGCCCAAAACAAGCACGGTTGCGCTCACATTCGAATACTCATATTCGTAGCTTAAAGATTCTCCTATTCTATTTGCAATCAGAATAACAACGCCGACTGCAAAAATGATTATTGATAGCCAAAATATCATAGTGTGTCCTCCCTGTCCCATTCTGCGTCAGATTTATCTGACATAATAATATCGTTAGATATTATTCAAAATATAATTCTTTCTCTTTTTCTTAATCTAAATCTATATCTAAATCTATATCTAAATCTAAACCTTTATCTAAACCTTTATCTGAGTGCGTCTACTATGCGTCTTTTGTGCGTCTAAAAAATAATAACTCTAAATTCGTCATTTTTATATTATATTTCACCAAAATTCAACTTGTAAAAATACATATTTTCTCTGTTATGCTGATTTTTACAGATTTTTGTGTCGAAATAAAATTCTTATTTATTTCTTATTTAACGCTTATTTTTTCTTATTTGATGCAAAATAAAAAATTATTTTACCTTAAATTAAAACTTGTTTTTCCTTATTTGCTCCCTATTTAATGCTTATTTACTATCATTAATAGTAAAATAAGGTCTTATTTGAGCAATTTAATTTTCAGATAAAGCCTTATTTTACCGAAATTAATTATTCAAACAAGCTAAATACGTCTTTGCAAAATTCCTCATAGTCGATATTCCCGACCAGTGGCATTTTATTTCTCAGCTTTTCCATTGCTTTAAAAAACTTGACTTGATCTTTGTTCCAGATTTTACAGGAAACAAGAAGATACTTCTCTTCTGTATGTCCATATTCTTTTCCAAAATTTACCCGAATTTTCTCATTCTTAAAAAGTTGGTCTGCCAGATACTCTTCTGTATCTGCGAAAATGTATTCGCTACGGAATAAATGCTTTTGGATTAAGATGTAATTTTTATATGACATGATATTCCTCCCTGTGAAAAGGTTCGATTTAAAATCGAACCTTTCCAGACCTCATTTTAAATGCGGGCTGTCTAAAAATTCAAAATTATGCCGCAATTTTATTAATTCCTTTATTCAGAATAAATTCTTTTATTTCGTTATATCCCCAGCCATATCCGACTAATGCGCTCACAAGCATTTCTGCATTCTGGATTTTCACCAAATCTTCTTCTGAAAAATAATCTCTCATACTTTCTTTTTTTGTGATTCCGAATTCCTCTCTTAGTTGCTTGGTGTTTTTACCAAATATGGACTTGTAAATAACGTCCGTATATGTAGAATAGGCATGTCCGTGCATTCTTTCATTTTCAGAAGATTGCTGGATTGCCTTTGTCAATGCCTGTCTTACTGCTATTCCTTTAGCTCGTTCAAGTTCTGCTGCACGCTGCTTTTTAAAAGCAATTTTTAAGGATTGTTCGCAACCAATAAAATAGTTTCTTGCTTGTTCTCCTCTTTCAGATTTTGATAGCATTGAAAGTTTTTTGGCGAAATGGGCAGTTATCTTATAATCAACAGTTTTATTACCCTCGACATAAATGTCGAACCCCCAATAGTCTTCATTTTCTACCGCAAATGAATTGTCGATAATATTTGTTTTCGCCCATCTTGAAAATTGTCCCTGTGCAAGTCCTAAAAATGAATATAGTTTTCTTGCAGTAGTCATGCCTTCTTCGTCAATCCCAAGTGCAATCTCAATAGGTGTCTGTTCACTTGTTATCAAAACTTCATTTTCCATTCTCCATTCCTCCTTATATTGATGGATAAAATAAAAAGAGCCGCCAAGTAAGATAAAAATTCCTCAAAATTGAGAAATATTAATTTCTTCTTAGCGGCTCAAAAATCAAGACCGTGTGTACTTCTTCATTGAAGAAATTATACCACACAATCAGTCAAAAATCAATATGCCGGGGACGGATTGAAACGGCTATCCGTATCATTTTGGGCTTTTGTTACAGCTTTCGCAATCTCGCTTCCATCCAGAATAATGCTGTTCATAATGTACTGCGGATTCTTGTTTCCGCTGTTCATACTCATTGCCATTGCAACTCCCTGGGCTACTGCTTTTGCCATTTCCTCTTTTGTAAGTCCCATGCTTCCGTCCGAACTGGAAACAATGCTGTCTGCGATCTTCTTCATGGTTCGCGGATTTTCCAACGGAAGAACGGCTTCAGAACCAGCTTCACCGATGCCAATTACCTGTGCACCATTGAAAAGACCACCTTTGGCGTACCAATTAGGCTTATAAACTGGTGTAGAACTGGTTCTTCCACCACCAAGATCATGTTTTCTCCACTCTGAAATATAATAAGTCAGAGTTGGCAAGTGCACTTGTTTCATGCCATCAGCAAATGATTGAGCTGTTTCCCGACCGATTGATGTAAGATTAACATTAAATAGCCTTTTAATTTTATCCGAAATCCCTGACAAATTGGTTTCTGTATAAGTTTTCATTTTTTCTGTTTCTTTGTCAACTTTACCAGAAGCCTTTTCCCAAATCTGGTTTGTATTGATAAGGACAGAAGACCAATAGCTTTGAATGGTTGTCATAACCTTACCCATTACATCTTTGGTATCGGTGTCCATGGTTCCGAGGGCTGTCGATACAGCACTTGCAGAATTTCCCCAATTGGTTTTAGAGTTGGTTTCAACATCATCATTCGTGTTCTTTATCTTCGACCAAATAGAAGGCATTGTGCTTTCTGTGCTTTTTTTCATTCCAGCCATTGCCGTGCTTACGGCAGTATTAGCGAGACCAAAGCCGGTTTTTGTCTTGGATGATACGGAGCTAGAAGCATTTGCAACAGCGGTAGTAATACCTCCAACTGCTGTTTTCACAGATGTATTCATTCCATCGAAAGAATTCTTTGCACTTGTTTCCATTGTGACAACTGCATCTGGAAAATCTTTTCTGAGTTTTTCATCTAATTCATCTAACGGAACGCCAGCATTTTTTAATGACGTATAAACTGCGTCTAGCGCTTCTTCTGTATTAGCATATGTTCTTCCAGATATTGCACTATCAAGAGCATCTTTAGCAGTTAAGTAGTCTCCACTAAATTGATCAGAGCTAAGACTTAAAAGATAAAGTTCGTCTTTCAAATCAGATATACTGATTTTGGTTGTGTCAAATTTTCCAGCTGATTCAGATACACCATCTCCAAGGGCTACAGCTTTATCAGTCATATCTTCCAAAAATCCAGTTGATACACCCGCCTGTGCGCCGTATTTTTCGAGAATTTTTCTTGCATCTTCGGTTGATACGCCAAATTCTCCAAGTTTCTGAATGAAACTATCGTACATTTCAGAATTTGATTTTCCGGCACTTTCATCTGCTTCAATTAACTTCCAAAGCTCTTCTGCTTGATCTTGCGTTATCTTATGAGCACTTTCCATCTCGCCTGTATAATCATGGAGATAACCACCTGTTTGTGATAGAATTCCATTTCCACCTTGCGCAGCTTCTGTAATACTTGCAATTCCTCTTGCGAGTTTAACGGATAATGCCGTTGCGACAAATACAATCCCAGCGGTTCCAAATATAGTACCAAGCGTTGAAGAAAATGAAGATAATCCACCTGTAGCCGCCGTTTCCGCTGCTCCACCAATATCACCGATGATAGTAGGAAGAGAAGATGCGGTATCAAGTGGGAAATTTAAAAGTTTTGAAGCTAATGAACCGATTCCACTTGCAAAGGAAAAGATTTTGGTGGCAATATCCTTGGCTATTTTGATTGCAAACAATGTTCCGAATGCAGCACCAACTTGTTTTATAAATTCTGGATCAACTCCACTTAATTTTTCAGCCAGCCAATTAATAGCATTTGCAATACCATTAATTAAGTCCGCTCCGATATTAATTATTCCTTCAAGTCCGGTAATCAACGCATCTGCAAATCCCTCTGCGAATGGTTGGAATGCAGACCATAAATTTCCAAGAGCAGTTCCAATAGCATTCCAATCAACCTTATCAATAAAATTCTGTATTGAGGTTTTTACACGGTCAATGCTACTCCAAATCCACTCCCAGTCAACATCAATAACTCCGAAATTATCAAGTGCAAGTACGATTCCACCGATGCCAAGTGCCATTGCTGCATAAGGATGTTTTGCCAATAAAGCAAGTCCTTTTCCTAATGGGCTGTCTTTTCCGATGATTCCACCAATAAAGGTTAATCCTTTGAATCCAAGGATTGCAATGGAGATTTGTCCAAGTCCTTTTCCAATTGCCTGTGCAGTTTCCGGGCTGATATTCTTTATTGCATCGGCAATTGAGTTCAAGCCTACAGGAAGCGTTGTATTGATGAAATTTTCTCCAACATCGAGCAAATCTTTGAAGAAGTCAACAATTCCCTGTCCAACATTTTGTGCAAATGGCGCAAGTGCATCCCAGAAGTTTTTCAATGCCGAATTAAGTTCGTTCCAGTGAATGTTGTTTCCGAAATTTGTTAATGCGTCAACAAGTTCCGGGATTGCACTATTCATTGTCCATGTACCTACCGGCACTAAGAATTTCTCATAGAAATCCATGAGACCAGTCCAAACAAATTTTGTTGGCTTTTGAAGCATTGTAAAGAAACTGGAAAGCGAGCTATTCAGTTTACCCCAATTGATTTTATTCAGTAAATCATTCGTAATATTAAAGAACCGTGGAAGCCCGGAATTATCAGATAACATCCATAATCCAATTGGTTTCAGATAATTATTCCACAAATCTTTCAGAGCTGTAATAGAGAAGTTTCCAAGCTTGCTAAGACCTTCACTGTACAGTTTCTTGATTGATTCTGTGGTTGGTTTAGCTGCTTTACGAATTTTCTTAAATACAGCTACAATCTGATCAGCGGTATCATTTGCCTTATTATTCATTTCTTCAAAAGCTTTATCCCATGCAGCTTGATACTCTGATAGGGCTTTATCTAATGCAGCATCCAATTCTGGAAGGTGTGTACTCCCACCGCCTCCACTTCCGGAAGAACTGGAAGAATTGCTAACTTTTGCATCATTTAATTGATTTAATTCATCAAATGAAAGCACAGAAAGACTTTTTTGTAATTTCTTCGCATTGTCATTTGTTTTGTCAAGCCCGGAAGCTGCATCTTCTGTACTATCTGCAATACTTCCCATATCAACTGCGGCACTTCCTGTTGAGGCAACATAGTCGGACATTTTGATGCCTAAAAGTCTTCCAATCCACGAAAAAGCTCTCTGAATTGCAATAACAAAGGCGTTCATATATGGAAGAATCTTTGAGATAATTGGAATGAATAATGAACCGATAGTTCTTGAAAGTGCCGAAAAATTAGATTGCAGTAATCTTAATTGGTTTGCCGGCTGATTTATCGTATTAGCCAGGTCACCCCATGCATACTTTGAACTATTCAAGATTGTTATAGTTCTCAGAATAGCCTTGTCCGATTGACTTAAACTTGATACAGTAGCGTCAATTCCAAGATTATAAAGTTCCTGTTGTAAATTTGCCACACGGATATTAATGCCGTACTTGTCAAGAGCCCGGCTCATTCCGGCTATTCCGGATGCCATATCATTCCATACATTGTTGAACTCAAGGTTCTTTACAGAAGCAAGGTCTGCCCCGATTTCTGTTAAAGCTTGTGAAACCTTAGTTGATGCATCTGCTGTTGCCCCCATAGATGATGCCATCTGAGCATAGGTGGCTTGATAATTCATCGTTTGGTTCGGATCAAGTCCGAGGCTCGTGCCTTTTGTTCTAGTCAGATCACCTGCATCTGATACTTCAAATCCAGTCATTTTTTTTGTCAGTTCTTTTGCACGTTTTTCAAAAGAACCCACATATTCCTCTGCGGATTTTACTCCTGCATTCTGCCACTTGCTCACGTCCAATCCGTCTGTAACTTGTTCGAACGCAGAATTGAAATAGTTCAATGTTTCAACATAATCAGATGCAGACTTTACAGAATTCCAAAGTGCTTTAATTCCTCTTGTCACAGTAAAAAATTTTGCATATAAACTAGCAAGCTGTGAAGTTAATGAGCCAGTCTTTCTTGTGGTTACAGTTGCGGTATTTCCAAAATTAGCTAGTGCAGAGCTTGCAGAGCCAATCATGGAAGCTAATTTTCTTCCTGCATTTCCAAGTCCATTTGCGGCATTTGATAATCTCGAAAATGAATTCGTAAGAGAATTTGTGGCTTTATTTATTTTCCCACTTGCAGTAGCTAACTGTGCCAAAGCTTCTGTCATTCTTACTGTGTTTTCGTTGATTTTTGGTGCGGTTTTCATTACATTGAAGAATGACAATACTTCATTTGCTAGTGTTCCAAGTTGTCCAGAAGATTGAGAAATTTTACCGCCAGCACTTGCCAATTGTGCAATTGACTGAACAAACCTATTTACGGAATCTGAAATTCCATCAACACCAATAAAGCTTTCTGTGATAAATTTCAAGCTACTTCCCAATGCAGGTAATTCAGTCGATACATTTGCAATATATTCGCCGGAATTGGCTAGTCTAGCCATTGAATTAACAAAACGATTAACACTTGCAGATACATCCGGTATTGCCGATAATCCAGATAACTGAGTGATTATCTCGCCAAGTTTCATAGAATTAAAATTACTAATATCTACCTGGCTAAATCTGCTAATGGAATTAATGATTGCGTTCAAACCGGAAGCTTTATAATTAACATTTCCCATGGCTCTTAAAGAATCTGAAAACTGTTTCATTCCATCGGCAATGCTTGTCATCTGTCCTGCATCAATTTCTTTAAGTTTTCCGGTAACTGCATCTTTAATTCCTGTAGTATCTACATCCAGAGTGACTTTTACAGCGTTATATTTCAGTTCAGCAACTTTATTGATTGCCTTCTGAATATCCATTGTTATCTTATCCGTATTGATTTTTACATCAATAGGGAGCTGACCGTCCGTACCTTTTAATGCGTCATTAAGTCTTGTTTTTACCTGTTCAGCGAGCTGCTGAGTGGAATCGACAGCCATTCCCCACACTTTGTCCGATGCTTTTGAAGCGTTTTCTCCATAAAGCGATTCTATTGATACTGGCTTTATTGATTCTCTAACTTTTTTGATATTTTCAAGTATGGTAATCAGCTGATCTGCTGCATTTATAGTATCTCTTGGTACAAGAGTTGGGAATCTATCTGCTAATTCTTGCCAGGATTTGTCAAGTGTAATGCCTTTGGTTGCATCTGTAACAACCTTATTCAGATTGTTTTTCAGAATCTCAGAAAATTCGCCTTTACCAAGGTCGGCTTTTAGCATATCGGAAACATAGATTTTCTTGTTTTTGAAGTAATTATTGAAATCAATCCATTCTTGTTCTGCTCCATCTAAGTAGCTTCCAAGATTAGCTTTTACTACACTTCCGCTTTTGAGAATCGTATTTCCAATTTCTTCAACAATGCTTCCAACATTTCCAGAGATTTCTTTTCCGTCAAAAGACTGTGCCATTTCCTTTGCAAGTTCGTTCATTTGAGAACGAACTTTTGAAGCAGCACCGCCTTTTAAGTTAAATGCTTCAATTAATTGCTTTGAAATGGAAGAGGTATCAATTTTAATATCACGTACTGTTTTATCAATGGCGTATTGCAGTTTTTGTGTTTGATCTCCACCCTTGATATCCAAATCAATACTAATCTTTTGATTCTGAAGATTGCTAAGGTTGATTTTACTAAGTGTGTTTAATTTTGAAATAGCACTATCAAGCCCAGAAGTACGGACATTTCCTAGAGAATTAAAGGCAGACGTAACCCTTCCAAGTTCCCTTGCATAACTACGTAATCCATTTGTATTAACTCCGCTTAATGCGGAATTAACTTTTGTGAGTTTATTTGAAAGATTAGTCAGCGCACGTACTGCTTTTTCTGTACTACTGCTAATTTGTATATCAAGGGTATCAATGGTATTGTCAGCCATTCTATTTATCCCTCCTTTTTTTTACAAAAAAATAAAGGGCAGACAAGACTTATTCATCCTGCCTGCCCTTTTCATGGTTAAGCTCAAAGTTCGCCTGCATGAGTTGCAAGCTTGCCAAAAGTGCGTTTCTCTGTTTTTTCTTTTCTTCTTCGGAAAGTATGCCTTCCTGTTTACGCTTTTCTTCCTCTGCTGATTCCAGTAAAGGTTTTTTCAGATACTCTGCTTTGGATTTTTTCCCCATTAAAGCATTTGCAACACCTGTGAATGTGGCTGATGTTTCATAAATTCCCGCTTGCCAAAGTTCAGCGTCTCTTCTCTTTTGCCGTATCTTTTCAGCTTCTAGATAAGGTTTTAATTCAGCTGGCGTAGAATCCATAAATTCTTCTTTAGATACACCAATAGAGAGGTATAAAGGAAGAATCTCTTGGTAAACAACTTCTCGAAAAGTTAATTTTTCTTTTTGTGATCCTGTGGAATCTTCGTTGCATTTTTCTCCAATGCCTGTGCTTTTGCTACTGCATTCAGAAGACCGGATAAAAAACCATTTTTCTCCAATTCTTTGTCGAGAAGTTTGTATAAATCAAATCCGCTTTTCGGATTTTCCTCAGTTCCTTCATCTTCGTAATCATCCAAAAGGTCACAGACTTTATCAAGAACAGCTTCTTTTTCAGAATCACTTTCATACCCAAACTCTTCCTTGTGCTTCTTTTGAAGTCCGGCAAGAAGCAGTTCCGGGAGAAGAGAAATCATCTTCTGAAGGCTTCTCTCTTTTCCGTCTGTAATTCCCTGTACCTTGTCCAGCACATCTGTTTTTGTAAGAAGTCCGTATCCAAATACAACCTTATATTCTTTTCCATGTACATTAAAAGTTACCATTTTATAATCCTCCCATTAAAAACATCATTCTGATTTTGTAAGAGCAACCTTTGTTTCAAGTCCCTTGTAATCTGTGATAATAAGGGAAATGGACATTGTTGCAGCTTCATTCTGTCCAACTTCTGGAAGTGGAATCTCACGTCCGCACTCAGCTGTAACAAAGAATGCATCTGCCATATCCGGGAAAACAACCTCAAACCATGTTGCAAGTCCAGTTTCTTTTGCTGTCTTAGACGCACTATAAAGTTCCTTAATCTGCTTAACAGATTTATCTGGATCCATGATAAATTCGATTTCCCATGTACCACCAGTATCCTGTCTACCAGCTGCATATTTTGTGATATAATCTTCCAATGCTGATACGTCAATCTGCTCTGTATCAAGTGAAATTCCACCAATAGAGCTTGCAAGCTCAAGTTGCTTAAAAGTTGTAGGCTTTACGCCTTTTTCGGTTTCAACTCCATAACCAAAAGTCACGCCTAATGTTGTTAAACGGCTCATTATTTCTCCTTTCTACCTTTAACTCTTTAAGGTCAGCAATTTTTTTCAAACAAAAAATCGGTAATATGCACGTAACCCTGTGCCGGGAGATAGCGGATCACCGCCTTTCTACTCTTCTTTTCCAGACTGCTTAATAAGCTGATTTACATAAGTGCTTAATCCGGCAACGATAACACCTTGTGTAATTGCGGTAAACAGTGCCATTGCAGCTTCCTGTGAACCGGAAACTGTAGATGTTGCAAAAACATAAAGACCGCAAATTAATACACCAAGGATTCCTAAAATCATTGGAATAAATTTGTCAGAAATATTTTCTGATTTTTTAATCATTACCCCGATAAAATAAAGAACTACAACGACAATAAGTAATTCTGGCTTTACATAACTTAAAATCTGATCCATAATCTCACCTCGCTTTCGTTTTAAGCATAAAAAAAGAACGTCTATGCGTTCATTGGTTTCAAAGTAATTTTCCTGTATATATCCGGCTGTATCGGCTTATAAGCTTTTTGATTCCACTGTCGCCAAAAAACATAGGCTCCGGTCCGTATGTGCGACGAAATCCCATGCTCACCATAGCTTTGTGACTTATCTTGTCCAATTCATACAATCTGGTTAATGCTTTGCTCCCAGATGTGAAGCAATTTACTTGAAATGATGGCATTGTTGCGCATTCATCTCCTTCAAGGTCACCTCTCGTAATTGGATTTCCGAGCATATAAAGCTGTGCATATGCTTTTTTGCCAGAAGCATTTGTCTCGCTCCCATCCATGGAATAATTGTCTGCGCCAGTAATCTTAGAAACAGCCGCTCCCCATTTTGAAAAAACTTCCAGTACAGGGGATTCTATTGTGTCTGGCATATCTGTCACCTCACAATAAAAAATGCGCCCACCTTTATAGTGAACGTATTGCATGTTATGCTACAATTTAACACTGTAATCATAACATAATTGGCTGGTATCATTCAGTATATTTTGGTATCATCTTTAAGAAGAGAATACCTCTTTGGCAATTTTGCGGATATTCTGAATGATTTCTACACTGGCTTTATACATTGGCATTGTAGCTTCTGTGCCGTAAGAACGTACCCATTCGCCAGAGTCAGAAACATATACCCAGGAATCGTTTTTTCCTTTTCCTTGTCCGTAAGAACCGATTGTATAACCAAATTCTTCTCCTTTTGGATGTGGACTAGAACCGGCTGCACCATTGTAGTGAATACCTGCACCGAACTCTATAAACAAAAGGTCTATTCCTTCGCATATTAAATGGGCTTCTGCATAATTACCAAAACTGTTAATTTTGATGTAAGTATTGTGGTTCTTATCAGAATCGCCTTGTGCTGCCAAAATATTTTGGTCAATAACTGGAATCCCTAATTCGCATAATCTTTTTATGAAGATTTCATTTTTGTTCCTTAAAGATTTTTGATAATTTTTTATTTCATTAATAGCTTTTTGGATTGATTTCTGCGACAAGGTACACTTTATCGTCTTACCCATCTTCATTCCCTCTCTTAGAAATTCCGTATCTGGCAATATTGCCTTTTTTTGTGTCTAAAATCTTCTTTAGTGTGTAGTCTGGCAATACTGTAGGTTCTCCATCTTCGTTCAAAATAAGGCTTCCATCCTCACTTATTTGTGGGATTCTGTCTATCCAAAATATGTCTGCTTCCTGTGGATGGAAATTTCGATTAAAGCTTGTAATGTACCTGTCATAATCCGGCACTATTCCGGCTGCAATTTCTTCTGGCGTTCCGGCGGTAGATGATACGGAAAAATAGTATAAAACTGGTTTCTCATAAACTTTAATACGGTCTAATCCTTGCGTTTTCTCGGATATTCGTGACCAGTATACTTTTTGCTTTTGACGGACTAATCCTCTCATGCAGTCATCCTTTCCATTCCAACAGGGGAAACGTATGTAAATTGGTTTCCTAAAATATCTCTTGTTGTTCTAATAACAAACTGTCCGTAGTCTGCTAGAATATTGCATACAAATTCCTCTGCGTCCACCCAATATCGTTTCTTAATCATACGGTGAAGCTCTGGCAGTAAACCATAGCTGAACATCACACAGTGTCCTAGCTCATGGATGAATACACGGTTCAAAAGTTCTCCATTTAGATTGTTTACAATCGAAATTGTCATTGTGGAGTAATCAGATACAGCAAGTGTCCTCTGCCCTGTGCGGTCAATCAAAACATTATCATGGGGGGCAACAAAGCGAACTCTCCATAAGTCCCCATTCATGAAGAATTGTTTCAGCATGGTTTCTCACCATCCTTTCTACGAAAAAAGCCCCTGCCGCATTTACTTGCAGCAAGGGCTTAATTCATTTATTGTTCTAGTTCATCTGCTGAACCAAACGGCTCAGGTCAGTTTTCATCTGCTGTCTGAGCGTTGCATCTGCATCCGACCACATTTCCGTAAGGTTACGAATAATATCTGATGTGTATTCTTTCATGGAATCATCCATTTTTCTCTTGGATTCAGAATCCTTAGAATCATGATAGTGTCTACGATTCTCATCGTATCTATCATAGGATTCGCCATATCTGGACTTCTTCCAATTCATATTCATACCATCATTTTCCATATCACTACAATCTGGATGATATCCCATGCGGTACATATTACGTTCAAACTCCGGATTGTTCAGATACTCGTCCATCCAGTCATCATCTTCCATGTACAGATACGGTCTATAGCCTTTTCTGGTTCCCCTACCTTTTGGAGCGAAACGCCCATTTGAATAGCGGTAACGGTCATATCCCATGCGTCCAAGATACTTTTCTTCCTGTTCGCATTCGTCCATAGCTTCTACGATTCTGTAATCCTTATCAGCGCAAATTGCACACTTTACGGATTCCATGCAGTCTTTCAAATCGTCCCAATCTTGAGAACTGAGATTATCAAAGCCATGTGTTTTGGCTTTTTCCATAGCCCATTTTCCCATTTCCATTGCAACTTTATGCATTACAGTGCCCCCTTTCTAACAGCCTGCGTAACAGGTGCTTCTGTCGTTGGGGCTGTACCATTAATTGCTTTCAAATTGTTGCTCGGACTACAAGCTGGATTTCCTAACATCTTGAATACTCCGCCAGTTGCACTTGTAGCTACTCTGGTTGCGTACTTCGTTCTGGTTCTTATTCCACAAGCCGTAATCTGTGCACAGCAACGATTTTCTAGCGGATACAAAGTTGTTCCTGTTCCTATCTGAATCATTACCGGAGCAGTAATTGTAGTGGCTTCTGGTATACTTTGTGCAACAACAATACAATATTTTTCTCCATTGTTGTAACTGCCTGCTGGGAGTGTGATTACAAGATTACCTCCTGTAAACGCAACAGCTTGGCTTATTACAAGACGGTTGCAGAGCTTACAAACATTTTTACAACTCATATTTCTACCTCTCAATCAAAATAAGAGGTGAGTCGCAACCCACCTCTTAGAATTTAGTCAACCTCTAAGGGTGAGTTACTTAGCAACAACCGTTACCATATGTATTACATCCTGCGTATGCATATGGAGCTGGAACCTGGAATGCAGGAATCGGAGCCGGGTTGATTGCATTGATTAATCTCTGAGCCTGTGCGTACATCTCTGTTGTAAGCAATGCGGACTGGCGATCCTGGGATGCAGCACGTTTCAGATCAGAGTTCTCTGCCTGTAATGTTGCAATCTTATCGTTAGTCAGGAAGTCAAGGATTGCTCTTGTGTTGCTGTTCTGGTTTTCCAGAAGATCTCTGGTATTGTTGTTCATTGTGTTCTGGAGAGCACAAGTGTTGGTAGCAAGGTTATAATTGATGCCTTGGATTGCTTCTCTTGTTTCGCAGCAACAGTTTGCTAACTGAGACTGTAATGCGTTGGTATTCTGCATACCGGCTACAGTATCAGCATTGATTGCCTGCTGAACGCCGTTGAAGCCTTGAAGCATTCCGACATTCATACCATTAAAGCCACTCTGCATGGTATTGTTAAGAGAATATGTGCTGTCACAGATACCCTGCTGAATACCTCTGATACCATTCTGAATATCATTAAGGGCGAATTCCTCATTAATATCTGAACGGGTAGCCCATCCTTGGAAGCCGGAACCATTTGTACCATTGCCACCCCAGCCACCAAAGCCGCCGAAACCGCCCCAGCCAAAGATAAGCAATATTATAATCCACCATGCCCAGCCACCGCCAAAGCCATAGCCTTCATCGGCACGGTTATTAGAGCCGCTTAATACAGCGACATCGCTTGCTGATAATCCACCATTCATCATAGCGATTACCTCCTTATTGATTTTTGTAATTTATACAAAATCAAAAGACCGCGGCTCTTTTAATTATTGTAGCGAATTTATTTTATTCCAAACTGGTTCTTAACCTGCGACAGTATATCGTCTGGATTAATATTTCTTTCTTTACAAAGATTTCTTGCAAGTTTTTCAATTCCTGCATTATCACCTTTTTCCATCATGTTAATTGCATTGTCAATTACAGGATTATTTCCAGATTGCTGTTTCATCATATTGATTATGGCTTGTTGAGGATTCCCTCCACCACGTATCATCTGCATAAGTTGCATTGGATTCATCATCTCTGTTTACCTCCATTCTGCTTGGGTTCAGATGTTCCAGACATTTGTGTCGGAAACATACTCTTTATTTCGGAAATCTCAGAACAAACATCGTTCCGAAGCTGATTAAACATAGCTTCTATGTCAATCGGTTTTTCTTCTGCCTTTGGTTGCTGTTGTTCTTCCGGATTTATAAGTCGATAAACAAAAATTCTACTTCTTCCATCTGCCTGTAATTGTTTTCTATATATTTCTGTTCCATCTGTTTTTGGATAATAAACAGGATTACCGGACATATCTACATCTTTTGCCTTTACAGTATCAATGCCATCAACCATCTGTCCTTGCAACATGGGGATTTGTGGCACTTGTGGCATTGGTTGTTGAATTTGTGCCTGTCCGTATGGCATTGCCTGCTGATAACTATTCTGCAATTGTGCTAATCTATCTTGATACGGTTGTATTTGTTGAAATGGTTGTGCAAAATACGGATTACCATACTGCATATCTCAAACCTCCCTTGTTTTTATAACTATATTTTACAATAATAAGAGGTTAATTAACACGCCATGATAACGCCATAAATACGCCATTTTCTATGAATACAAAGAAAAGCCCCGACAATACATCGGGGCGACTTTCATAATTTTCTTCTTTAATTTTCTGTTTATGCGGTCTACGGTTCTTGTGCTGTAGCCCATGATTTCTGAAGCTTCTGCAAGTGTTTTTTCTTCGTAAACACGCAATCGGAATAACTCTTTTTCTCTGGAATCAAATCCAGCTTCACGCAAATAGAAGATTCTTTCATCTTCCGAAAAGTCTTTATAATTATCCATTCCACCGTCCTCCCTGTTAGTGGAATCAATATTACACCGGGAAAATGCCTTTAAGGGCAAAGCCTAAAACAATACCAATTATGCCAGTTATAACATAAGCAATAATTTTGTCCTGTAATTTTCCTGGTTTTTCCATGAGTGCTTTTAAATTGTCGTTCATTTCGTCAACTGTATCTTTAATGTGTCCCAGATCGTTGTTGTATAAAGCAATTTTCTGTTCCAGCGCATTGATACGATTAAAAAAGCCTTCATCCCTTTTGGAATGCTTTTCTTTCATCTCATGGACGGCACTTTCCAATTCTTGCAAGCGGTGTTCGTTGATACACTCGTGTTCACATCCCATCGCTATTCCTTTCCATCACTCCCATTTTTTAAGATATTGCTTCTACCCACCTAATTTGAAGCACCCCTGCGATACGTGGGAGGATTGACGTATCACGCACACACCATCTTAGAATCCGATAAATGGAAAAACACCATGATTTACATAAATTTCAGTTTCGGAATCCCAACTTCTATTCACAGAGGATTCGGAATGTGATCCTTGAAACTCAGCTCCCTGCTTTACTAGGAAGAAAAGAGCCAAATCAAATATGCAGTCATAGCATTTCTCCATATCGGAATTTATTTTCTCATCACTGTAAGAGGAAGGATAATTCCTTTTCTTCTTAAATGAACGAATAGCCCTCTCTGCTGAAAGAGGAATCATCCTCGCAGTTTCTTCATCATCTTCAAGATAATTTGTCAAGTCCTCTATAAGCTGTTCGTCCATTTAATCACCTACCTTTGCTGAGATAAAATCTCTGATATTATTCCAGCCTTATTAGTTGCTGTCAGGGCATAGCCGTTATCACTTGCGAGTTGTCTTAACTGAGATACAGTCATATTAGACAACTCGCTTTCTGTATACTTGTGTGTTGATGTATCATTCACACTTGCTACAGATGGTGACTGGCTGTTTTCATCGAGACTATGCCCGGTTATTCCCCCGCTTTGGTACCGATCACGATACCACCGTTTGCTTTTGGTGCAACAGGGACGAACATACCGGATGCTTTTGTCCATACTGCAACTGGGTCTGGTGTAGCCCACATGGAAAGAGTTACGAAAGAACGGTTCTCTTCCTGTATAAACTGTCTGTATTCAAGCTCTTCTGGTGTCACACCCCAGAGGCCAACACCGAAAGAACCGTTAGCATCTGCTTCATACAGAGTAAATACATCCTCTTTGAGGTATCTGGCTGTTTTCAGGGTTCCATCTGCTTTTCTGAAATTAAAGTTCTCATCACAACGATCAATTGTGATTCCATATTCCTGCATAAGCAGATTGACAAGCTCCTGCTTTGTGAGAAGCCTTTTATTTGCAGCACCCAGAACAGCTGTCTGCATTGCAGTGTTGTTCCGCATGTAGTTAATCATTTTAAGAGAAGTAACAGCTTTGTTTACTACATAGCCATTGCCTTCTGCTACAGCTACCATTTTCTGGATATCGCCCATGATATCTGCATCTGGCTTAGACCAATCAGTAAGCGTTACTTTTGCACTTGCTGGAACGCCATAGTCAATTCCCATGTCAACATGGTTCTCTTTGATTGTTACAGCGCCGGTGGAAAGGAACTGTCCTTTCATAACATTTGCTCTTGTAACAACGCCCTCGAACAGTCTGGCTGCATCATCAAATACAAAGTTTTTCAGTGCTTCATTATCCGGCACACCGTTTTCAATTGCCTGCCGTAAGTTTTCGGACTGATTGATTTTTCTCTTAATGAAGAGTTTTTCAGTCAGGACTTTTTCAAATCCAGGTCTTGTGCCGATTTCTGCTTCGCTATCAAGAGCGTGGACGAATGCAACTTCCGGGAGATTCTGTCCAGCCATAAGTCTGTAATACTCTGCTTTCAGATACTGGGTTTTTGTATCTGGGAAAATGGTATCGAGGATACCTGGTCTTTTAACGCTGAAATTCTGAGAGAAATTAAGTCTTTCTTCTTGGGTAATTGATTCCAAAATATTAAATGGCATTTGTCATACCTCCTTAAAATACTGGGTCTTCTGTGACTACAAAAAAAATTCCGGATTTTTCAAGCTCTGTTTTTGCAGTAGTGTCAACTGTTACTGGAAGTCTCTTTTCAAGAACACGTCCTGAGACAATCACAGAAATTGGTCTCTTGGTATCATCTGTCATATCAACATCTTCAAATACAATGCCGATTGCGCCTGTCGCATTTGTTGGATATACGGAACCTGCTTTGATAATTTTCTTAGTTCCAACTGTTTCAGCATTTGTCTGGTCTGCTGTGTAGGTTTTGAGTACAAGTCCGACCTCAGATTCAAGAATATTTGGAGTGGACTCATACTGCTCTGTTTTCATAAAAGCCATTATTTATATCTCCTTTACTTAAATATTTACAGGGGCGTTACCGTCCACTGATTTAGTTTCCTGGTTCTTTTTTGCTGAGTAAGCTTTTGCAAATTCAGCAGCATCACTTTTTACTGTAGCTTTCCCACCGCTACCACCGCCCGGATTCGGAGTGTTTTCCAATGCTTCCTTCTCCCAAGCTGCTTTTGCGGTATCAAGTGCTGTTTTATTTGCTTCGGAAACTCCCTTAACAAAAGTTTCGACTTCTTTCATTGCATCTTCTGGTTTCTCATACGGTGCAGATGCGTATGCTTTAATAGCACTCGCGTATGTTTCGGTTGAAAGTCCTGCATTTGCGAACATAGAAGTAATTTCACTGGTAAGGGCTTTTTTGTTGGATTCTGCAAGCGCAGCTTTCAAATCAGCTAACTCCTTATCCACTGCTTCCTTTTCTTTCTTGCGTTCAGCTTCTAGCCGTTCTGCTTCGGTCATATTCTGCTTTTTCAACTCTTCCAACTCTTTTTCCAGGGAATCTGCTTTTTCAGCTTTTTCCTTCAGAGAAACATTTTTGTCTTTCTCTTTCTTAGTTTCAGCAGAAATAGAATCAAGAAGCTTAGAAACCTGTTCCTCGGAAGGTTCTGCAACTCCCATACCGATAAGTGCCTGTTTTGCCTGTTCTCTTGTCATTGAAATCTCCTTTCTTCCAGTCCAATACGCTTTTTCAACACGGTTCGCTCCGCACATGGTCTGTACCCGATTTACGCTCACGGGCTGTTGCAATTTATTTGATTTTGGGTATTAAAAAAGAAGCCTTAGATTTCTCTAAAACTCCTTAAATAATCGAAATTTGGTTCATTCTTCGTTAGATGGAGAATTTGCCATTGGTTCTGTTTTGGACGGATTTTGAAACTTTCCGTCAAGTAATTGCTGTGCTTTCTGCATTTCCGCTTTCGGGTCTGCCAGTTCCGGGTAAATAGTTCCCAGATACGGTAAACTCATTTCGTAGACTTTCTGCGGATCACTGAAAAGCCCACAAGTAATCAATGCAATAAGCGGATGAATTTTATTTTTGAACAGATAATCAAGTGCTTGTGCTTTTACAAGCATATTGTCTGTTGGGTTTCTGGTTATCTTTACATCAAAATCTCTGGTTGAAATATTAACATCATTTGACGTGCCACGGATAATATTCAGAATAATTCTAGCAGATTCCTTTTCAGCTTCTTTGGTGAATGCTTCTACCAGTTTTGCATCTCTCTCTGCGAAATCCCATCCGTTACGAAGGTATACGGCATTTCCTGTATCCCCTCCGCTGTTGCTTTGGCGGTTTGGCATTGCTTCCACAATCAGCATATTATTGTAGATATCATCCTTTGCAACCTGGCTCTCTGATTGATTCAATTCAGCGGTCATCAGCTCAACATCCGACTGACAGCCATTTCCAGTATCTTTAACAGAGATGGCGCCAAGTTTTACCATTTCCAAAAACTCGTTTTTATCTACCTCGCAGTTCTTGAACTTCATAAAGGATTGCACAAACTGTTCAACGCCATTTAATCTATCAGACTGGTATTTGTTGATTGCATCAAATAATGTGATTGCAATTTCAACGTCCGAAAGCCTGTCATGATTATTCGGGCATTCAACAATAGGAATCCCACCAAAACCGTTGATGCCATATTCGGTTACTTTTCCATTCGTGATTTTGAAAAACTGGTTCTTTGAATAGCATAAGTAGTATTGTTGCTCATCTTCATCCTTCAAAATCTGAACGGACAGCATTGGTTTTCCGTTCCTCTGCGAATATACAATGTAACAATCACCAGGATACGGAATAAAGATTCTAAACGGCGGTAAATCTCCGTTTTCTGTCCAGTCCTCTTCTTTCAGAATAGCCTTATAAGAAGTTCCTGTTGCACTTTGGTATATTGCTCTCTGGATGTTTCTTGCATCTGCATTGGCTTCATCCAGATAATCATTCAGCAAATCAACTTGCTCATTTATTTTTTTGTCTGCATTTTTCTTTTTACATACATATTGGATTGGTTCCCCGCAAATCTGTCCAGCTTTAAATTTTACAGTTTCAAATGCGTGATTTTCAACCACTCTGTTATTGACTTCTGGACGGACTATTTTGTTTCGGTATAATATCGGCTGATCGCCTTTCATGTACCGATACAAGTAATCAATCAATGTTCGATTTCTATTATGTATGCCAATTGTATCTGATACTACTTTTACTACATTTTGCGGAGTGATTCGGTCAACGCCTGTGTAGGCTACTTTTCGCCCGAAATCACCTCGGCATAAATCTACAAAATTCATTGTATTTCTCAAAGCCGAACCATCCTTTCTACAAAATAAAAAGCACTGGATGTTTTAATCCAATGCTCTACTTTATATTCTACACATATTAAAAGTATCTTTCAGTATACTTCGGTATCATCTTTCGAAACCTTTTATCTTTTTTATTTCTGCTATGGCTTTTAAATGCTTTTTTTTAATGTGAATCTCTGAATAACCCATCTCATCTGCAATGCGAACCAAAGATTTGTACTCAACATAGTGCTTAAATAATATGTCATATAGTAATGGGTCTTCAACCTGTTCTATAGTTCGGACTATTTCTTGTCTTTTTTGTAAAAATTCAGATATCATTTCTGAAATCTCTTCTCGCAGATCAAATATCTTCGCAATCATGTCTCCCATCGGATCACGTTTTACAGAAGTTTGCACCTTTTCCCCAACTGGAATTGCAGATACACTTGTGGAAAGAGAACTGAGCTGTTCTTCTTCGATAAGCTTGTTTTTGATTCTGTTATCATAATTTTCAATTTGTCGTAAATATTGAGCTGTAGTCATCATACTCTATCTCCTTCCCCACATAAAATTTTTGGTTGCTTTTACTTCTGCAAATCTTTTGCCGGCAAGCGTTATTGCAAGCTGCGTAACTCCATCGGCAGCGTCATCATGTTCATTATCACCAATATAGACGAATGTAGTTAATTCATCCATAGCCTTTTGATACTGTTTATTTTGATATTTCGGAGCCAAAAATATAAAATTTTGCTTAACATCCCCGGAATACTGATTTATTTTTTCTTTTTTTGCTTGTTTTGAAGGTGCTTTTGTACTGGTCGTGCTGCAAGCGTATTTATGTTCTTTCAACCGTTCATTTACATAATAGGCATACATATCGCCACCATTATTTGCTTCAAAATTGATGGATTGAATATTATTACCCATGATTCTTCCAACAACTAATGGCAATGTTCCTTCTTTTGGTGCCGTGCTGAAAATCCAGTCATAAATATACACATCTCCATTTTCGTATTCTGCGCCCACTGGCATTGATAAGCTATCACCGCCACCCCACGCAACATCACAGGCAGAAACATTTTTAACAAATCCACCTTCTGGAAGAACGCCGTTATAATATCTCAATTCGTCAGCTGCAAACACAATTCCTTCACGTAAGAAGGGCTTTTGCTGATATTTGGCTTCCCATTCGTTAGCGTCTAATCTAGCTTTCATATCGACATAATATTTTGTTGAAAATCCAACGCCATACTCATAATCGAAATTCGATTTACCCTCATCATTCAAAGCTGGAATTTTTCTAAACCGATACATTGGATTATCGTGATTTAGCTTCTCGATTTTTCCGAGAGGGTCATATAAATTCCATCTGGTTCCAACCATAAGCTCCCTTGCGCCGTCAATCTTACGGTCAACCATCTTATTCAGATATTCTTGATATGTATTTTCTAATCGGGTGGGGCTTAATGAATGTTGTCTATCTCTTACAAGGTCATCCACATACAAATAACCATCGGAAGAAATATCAACGGCACCTGTCCAAGTACCTTCAATACCACGGCAAGTCATTGTTGCAAATCTATCTGGCTTGTCCAGGTTTATTTCAAAATCATCAGCACTCTGTTTTTGAAGTTTCGACTGTGGAAAAATTTCACTATAGTTGTATTCCTGTGTATTAATGAGATTAAGAAGTTCTCCGTAAAATCCTTTTGCCAGTTTTCCAGAATGACCACCCATGGCACTATGGCTATTTGGTCTTTTACCCATTATCCATGACATAAAGAAAATACACATAGTAGATTTTCCAACACGGCTTGGGAGTGATAAGCCGTAAAACTCTATCTTTCTTTCTTCCAAATCTTGTAGGTCTTTGGCTACCACATGTAGTGTTTTTTTTCGTGGAATATAAAATTTCTTGCTGTCCGGTCTATTTTTCTCCATATAAAGCAAGTAACTTTCAAATAAATGTGGTGCTTCCAGTAACAAATACTGCCAGTAGATATCATCAAAGTCACCACTACCAGTTAATGCAGCACATTTCTCTGCTATGTTATGCGAGTATTGACTTACTTTCATAGCCATTTTCCGTGCTTCTTGGTTCTTGTCGAAAGGAAGGTCAATATTCATATTTAAGAGCAAATCAAGGCAATCTTTTTGGTTCTGATAGATTGTCATATCACTACTGATAATTTGATTCAACACTGCCCGATACCATGCAAGCGAGCCTTCTGTAATTTTTGACATAAAAATAGAGCCAGACCTCCTTTCTTTTAGGATTTAGTCTGGCTCTCATGTGGCTCTCTTGACTTTTCTTTTTGTTTTTTGTATTCTAAATATTTTTCAAAACTATATTTTTCACAATATCTACAATTTTCTAATCCATCTGGTTATGGATGTATACACGGAATGTTTCTTAATTTGAACCATACAATTTAATCACTTAACTTTCTGCAAATTTCAATAAAATCTGACTTACTAAGTTCTTTCAGCTTGTCAGCATATTTTGGAAATTCATGTGCATATATCGGATGACCTAAAAGTTTTTCTGCGTATTCGTATGCAAGTTTTCGGTCATCCCCTGTAAGCATACAAATTCCTGTATAGGTTTCAATTACTACGGCTTCTTGTTTTGTCATACATATCCTTTCTTGATAAAATCATCTTTTTAATTCTGAAAAAATATTTTCAATTACTTTCCACTCTGCGAATACTGCCATAAACAGTAATGGTACTGCCGAAAATCCCCAATGATTTTCAACCATTATTTGAATTGTGGCTATCAAATAATCTGCTACCCACTTGAATATAATAAAATTCGCAATTATCCAACATATTTTTCTTGCCTTCTTCACTCAATAGACCTCCATTTATTTCCACGGTATATTATCATTTTCGTGTTCCAAAAAGAAATCAACCTTGTCAACATATCCTTTAGCTATCAGTTTTTTTACACAATCATCAACTCTTACAGGAGATGTATACCTTGTAAATTCATTTGAATATACAGTCTTGGCTGTAATATTTCCGCATATTTTGCATTTTTTTACAATATAAGCATTTATATGAGTACCATTTCCGTAATCTATTCTGTCATAGCATTTCCCAATTTCCTCATATAGGTGGGAACATTTTTCTTTAAACCAATTCATACATTCACCTCACTGGAATCCCTAATTGTTTGTAGGTAAATACGGCAGTGTACTTCTTCCCACATTTGTAGCAAGTTTCTGTAATGGTGCAAGTCTTTTCTTTATCATTGCATTTCGATTCTGTATCCGAACTTTTGAACTTGCATCCACCTGTCAAAATACATTTAATCCGTTTTGTGTTCATACATTCACCTCGAACTCTTTCTTACAGTTGCTACCCTTGCATTTTAACTTCAAGTGCTGAATCTTCGTGTTTGGGCTAATCAGAAGTGCTTTCTTTTGGCAAAAAGGGCAACAGGCGTATTTCACTCCATTGATATTCCTCAATAATGCCTGTCCATTCCACGGTTCGGGTGGGTTCATGTATTCAGAAAAATCTATTCCTTCGGATTCTAATGCTGACTTAATGCTCATTTATTTACCTTTCTATTTCTTTTATGCTTTATTGGTCTTCCCTCTTTGGCTGCCCTTTTTATCATTCGCCGCGCAACAGATTTAAAAACATTATCAAATTTCCGTTTCCCTTTTCTTCCAGCAATTTGTCTAAATTTTGGCTTTTTATTCATTTTTAAGCAGTTATTTGGTATTTTCTTAAAACCAATTTTCATGGCTTCTTCAATGCTTATTTTTTCTTGATCCATTAATTTTCCTCCGTTTCGGAATGCCATGCATTTTACGGAAATTGTTCTTGTTTATTCGATTTGGGGCAAATAGTGTCCAAAATAGTTCATCACTTAATTTACATTCAAATTCAATACTTAACGGCTTTCCTATGCTACAAAGTGTACCGTCCTCATTTCTGTGAAGAATACCGCCTTCGATAACAAAAGCACCATCCGAAATTGAAATCTCTGGTATTTATTCAATCACTTCACCATTACATGTAAAGAAATGCTTTAATTCTTCCTTTTCACCCATATCAGCACATCCCTTTGTTTTTCCTTAAATTAGCGTATCGGTCAACCAATGTGTCAACAGTAACAGTTAACTCGTTGATTCTAATACAGTCATCCTGGTGTCGTTGTTCATACCATTCTATAGATGGATGACCAGTATCTACATTTTCAATTCCATCAATCGGAATCTTCCAGTTATCATTTTCAAGAAGCTTTTGGTTAAGTGTCTCCGATAAAGCTTTATAGTCCAGGATTATATGCTGTTTTTTCTCGCATTCATCAGCAAAACGAACAACTTCATTTTTCAACTGTTCTTCTGTCCAGTTTGCCATATCCTCAAATTTCATATTTACCACCTCTGTCTTCGAAAATTGTTTCTTCCAAGCATAAATTTTTCGGCTGAAAAATTATCCTCTACATCAATATGTGCTTCACGGTCTTGCACCTCATATCCGTTTGGAGTTAATTCAAGTTTTGCAGTATATTCAGCGCCACAATTAGTGCATTGCCATGTCACATTTAAAAAGAGTTCTTTTTCTCTAAAAGGTTTTGCGTAATCGGAATTTTCACATTTCAACATTCCACCGCAAACAGGACAATTGCGTTTATCAAGTAAATCTAGCATTCAAATTCCCTCTTCTCCCTATGCTTCATCTGACAGGCAATCATTTTAGCTATGTTTTCACGTTCCTGTTTTATGCCATGTCCCTGGCGGAACAACTCACATTCGAGGATATTCCCACAGTGTGAGCATTCGTCTTTGATTTCTTTACCGCATACCTCAATCATTTTCATCACCACAGTAAATCAATAAGTAATTTGCAATTTTTCTAAGATCATTTTTCCCATACAGACGAATTCCATCTTTCAATCCTCTGTCAATCAGCCAATCAGCTAACTTTATTGGTTGTGTAGGTGGTTCATCTTTGGATTTTTCTATCTTAAAATCATCGATTAAACCACCTCTATTTATAAGTTCAAAAAGTTCACTCATCGGTACTATGCCTCCTTGTTTTCTGTCTTCTTTTCCCTCACAAAACTCGCAACAGCACTCTGGTTCAGTAAAGTCTGCGCAATATTCGCTATCACCGTTAAAACAAACCCATGTGAAGTCATCATGTTTTCTACAATTCTTACAACATTTTTCTTCCATAAACACCTCTTGTTAAAAAAATCCAGTGTGCCGACTTGAACGGCATAAATCTCCCAACGAGAAACACTGGAACTTTAGGGGGAAAATGCAACTTCTGGCAATGGCAATTTGCCAGATAGAAACAACAGGAATCGAACCTGTGTCACATGATATTCAATATCATTGCTCTACCACTGAGCTATGTTTCATATCACCGCCTGTCACGGACAGTTTAGAAACTGAGTTGATTTTCACATTTTATTTATTCGACTTTGATACAATCGTATCTCTCTGAATTAATTACATTTTCCATAGCTTCAATCGGATTGTATCCAAGATTCTGTAAAATCTGTTTGAAAACTGTTACAGATTGACCACTTGCAAGTTGCACGCCTTTTCTCTTGGAATCTGCATGGAATACATCATGTCTGCTGGCTACATTCCAGAAGATAACGTTTGGAATAACGTATCCGGCTTTATGGAACTTGTTTGCCATTTTATCATAAAACGACCAATTTCGATTTCCACAATAATCAATTTCCATATCAGAAATTACGACAATAGCTTTCGGCATTTCTTCCTGTGAAATATTATTTTTTTCTGCTATATCAAGCACCTTTTCAAATGCAGCTTTAAGGTCTGTACTATTGCCCCAATCAGCCCTTTTAGCATTATTGATTTTCTGTGAAAGGGTTTCACCCTTTAAAACAACTGTTTCTGGATTGCTCGAAAATGTCATAAACAAATTGTGGTATGCCCCAACATTTCTTTCGGCAAAGTATATTGCCAATCCGATTGATGTTGCCATTGGTCTTCCATACATTGAACCGGATACATCAGCCATAATCAAAGCATTTGTTCCCTGTTCTATGTAATTTGGGAGTGCTTTCCATTGTGCTTCAAGAACTTTATTGTTCTCTCGTCCGTAAAGGATTTTTTCCACGATGTCATAAGGATACAAAGTTGAAGCGTTGATTTTAACTTCTCCTTTATCAGTCTTATTAATAAAATCATTAAATCCATCTGGATCATGTTTTGCAAAGGCCTTGCGATAAATCATCATTGCACGGCTCGGAACTTCTGGATATTTAATCTCACTCCATTTGCCGGCAGACATAAGGCTTTCAACAACACCGATCTGTTTTCTCATGCTACGAACAATCCTTTTGAAGTTGTAGACCGGATAACCCAACTTCTTTGCAGTCAAGATTCCTAACTTCCTAGTTTCTCTGCTACTTGCATCAGCAGTCTTAATCCATTTAGCAAGTAAGGAAATTGCTTTTCCTTCATTGAGATTCTTCAAATCTTCCTCAAATTGTTTCTTCATGACTTTCCACATGTCATCTTCCAGTGGTGTTTCAATCAGTTCATAGAGATCGTCATATCTTCCGAATACTCCAATCAAGTCAAGATTATGTCTAAGTGCTTCTGGATGATGTTCAGCCATATAACGGATAATGGTTCGGAAAGTTTTTCTCTCTCCAAGCCCACAACGAATATCTCTTGCATAAAAAGCAATCTTTGTGGCAAAGAGTTTATCCTGTGCAAATGCTTCTGAGAATAAAGTGGTGATTTTATTTTCATCAGCTTCTCTCAATGCACCAATAGTTCCGAACAGGTCAAGTCTTGCATCACTTGTAGTATTCAGCGCAACTGCTCCGTTTTCGGTTCTTGTAAATTTGTTTTCTTGTTTCATTGCATTTGCAAAATCCATGTTTCTTCTCCTTTCAGGACACGAAAAATATAAAATATACGAATTAGATTTTATTTAAGTGAGTTGCTGTAAGCGTCCCATAAATTTCATGATGCTTTTTGGTTTCATAATTAACAGTTATGTCCAAAATGATTGCTGTAAGCATCACATAATTGCCCCGACAGGATTTGAACCTATAAAATTATTTGCAGTGAAGAACACAAACATGTTCTAATCGGTTTTCCGTAACCGATAACCGGGGCAGTGACGAGGGATGGATTCGAACCACCAACCTATGCCTTGTAATGGAGTAAATTGCTGTTATAGTCACAAACATGACTAATATTCTCATTGCTCTGTCCAATTGAGCTACCTCGTCTAAAAGCCAACAATAGCTATGCTAAAGTCAGATTTCCTATCTACACTTGGTAGATGGAATAGCAGGAGGCGGATTCGAACCGCCGTTTCCATGGATATGAGCCATGTGAGATTCCGCTTCTCTATCCTGCCGTGCGGAACTCCTAGAGTTGAACTAGGAAACTTATATCTATAGATATTCGCCCTATAGCCGATAGGTTCCACATAACCCGGGAGAACCGGGTTAGCAATAGGTTTATCGTGTTATGCTTTTCACTATCTACAAGTTTTAGTGCCGTAGATTCACTGGATATTTTTATGCGTCTTTGGACGGCATCTCTTGAAAACTCCTTTTATTAACGTGCGCTGCGTTAATGTTTTTAACTCCGAGACATACCAGCCGGGAAATCAGATCCATTTAAGCTACGCCGTATCGCACATAAATTTACCTAATCCACACACTCAACTGGAAGTTTTTTCCACCCATATTACGGATGAATGGCATTTAGAAGAAATGGAAGCTCTGGGATTCGGACCCAGGACTTACGGCTTATGAGGCCGTTGCTCTTACCGCTGAACTAAGCTTCCTAAGATACCGAATTATTTGACCGCCATGACAAACAATCCGGCACTGTTGCAGTTCTTGACCGCCAGCTGCAACAAAGGTTTTCTGAAACGCTTTTGGATTTCAGAAAAGAGTGTTATAAAATGAACTTGCGGCATTAGCGAAACCGCAAACTGGGCTAACTGGATTCGAACCAGCAAATGCAGCAGTCAAAGTGCTGTGCCTTAACCATTTGGCGATAGCCCATTATCACCCGGGCGCACCATTAAAGCCCGGGGAAATCGTGATATATAAGTTTATGTAATTAATATAATAAGTAATTAGCACTTACACTACTCTGGATGCCTCGACTTATCACTTTCATAGGCTTTTCCGAGCCTACATGGATTAAGTCGAAGCGGCGCTTTTATGAATTTAACCCTTTCGATTAAATCAATCGGGATAATTCCAATTGGAATTGGTAAATACATTTGTCACCTCGTGCAAATTAAGAATATGTTCAGTCCAAACACCATTTCTAACAGTATGTAGAAAAGCATTTGTAGTGAATTAATTTTCGTATCTTCAAGCGTTGCCAAAATTCCAGCAATAACAATTACGAAGAACGAAAGATTTGATGCGACTCCAATTACATTAAGTGCATTCATTGTTTTTTTCCTCCCCGATTAAGAAGTCCAGAATTTTTTCTGCAATTTCTTCCTCTGGCTCAAATGGCATTCCACAGTAATTGTAGGATTCTAAAGCCGATTTTAGGCTTGATTTGAAGCCATTGTAAATTTCTCCATGTTGTAACAGTTCGTGCCTTAAAACACAAATTGCATCAGTAATTGATTGAGAAGTGACACCGATTTGTGCCAAGCACTCCATTTCAATGTCTGGGACAGCCATCATTTCAAACTCAAATACTGGAATTTCATCTACAGCTACATGAAAATCTATTGATCTTACTCTTGGAACTTCATTTCCGTCAATGAAATATTTTGTACCAAGCCAATCACAGGGGTTGGGGTTTGTGATTTTTACGACACTCATCCTTCTTCCACCTCCCCGAAATATTTCTTGTAAAGGGAAATGTCTTTATTTCCCAATAGAACTTTGATTTTATCTTTATTTTCTATTCGCAAGATACTGTAAGTAATCTGTTTTGATGTGATTATCATATTTTCTTCTCGATACTCTTTCGTAAATTTAGAAACAATTGTATGAGCTGAAAACCAATTTCCTTTAGCCGTTACAAAATAAGTTCTTCCGGAATAAAATGTATATCCGATTTCTGCACAATATTCTTGATCAAAAAATATTATTTCTGCATTTTTAGTGCTGTAAAGTTTTCCATCTGCACAAATAGCCTCTGCGTGAATGGTTTTATCTTCTTTTCTGATTCGCATTGTATAAGCATTCGGAAATTTTTCTTCGCTTTCTTCAGAAACACCTTTTTTATTTTTTGAGAAAAATTTAAGCACGCCTTTTCCTCCCGAAATATTCATTAACTGCCTGTCTCACAATATCCGATACGCTCCTGTCTGTTCGGTTCTTCTCTTCCAGGAGCCTTTTTCTCTGTTTTTCGGAAAATCGGATGCGGATGGATTCGGATTGTGGGTTTGGTTTCATGAGCATTTACCTCAACTTACAATTTCAATTGGATATCCTAAGTATGCTTCCAACTCTGAAACAGTCAGTTTGCGTGGTTTCTTTATTTCGACATAAGCACGCTGTATGATATTGTCTGTTGTCTTTGCGATTGCCTTTCCAGTATAACTTTCAAGCTCTTCGTTTGCATATACATTCAAATGTTCATATCCATATGCCCGGCACCATCTTGCAGCTGAATCAACAATTTTTCTTAGCTCTTCTTGCTCATCACCAAACAACTCCGAATATCTAACCGCTTTGTTGAAATCACTCGAACTTACTTCATAAGGAGCCACAACATGTTTATATGGACTTCCAATAAAATGAAAATATCTATGTGATTCCATTGCTTTTTGGCCTTTTGGCAAGTTGAACCCTTGAGCTATTGCTTTTTTAAGCAACTGTTCTGATTCAACATTGTTTTCTGTAACAATGCACTTATTTGTGAAATCAATCATTTTTATCACCCTCTAAAAGTTTATATAGCGTGCTTCTTGAAACTCCCATAATCTCGGCAAATTGTACTTTTGTTATTTCCCCTCTTTGCCAGCTACGTTTAGTTTCGTTGAAAAGTTCCTTATCTATCTCTTTTTTGGCACGACCTTTATATTTGCCCTGGACTTTTGCAATTGCAATGCCTTCTTTTTGTCGCTGCCGAATATTTTCTCTTTCTCTTTGTGCTACATATGAGAGAAGCTGCAAAACTATGTCTGCGATCAATGTTCCTGTCAAGTCTTTGTTTTGCGTAGTATTAAGCAACGGCATATCCTGTACAATAATATCTGCTTCAATCTCTTTTGTGATTCTTCTCCATTCAGCAATAATCTCTTCGTAGTTTCTTCCAAGTCGGTCAATCGAATGGATTACCAGAATGTCACCTTTTTGAAGAGAAGCAATCATTTTCTGATACTCTGGACGATTGAAGTCTTTCCCAGATTTTTTATCCATATAAATTTTTTCAACACCATCTGTTTTCATTGCTTCAATCTGTCTTGCTTCGTTCTGATCTACTGTCGAAACTCTTACATATCCTATCTTCATATATAATCACTCCCGTTTGTTTATAGGTTGATTATACACTTTTTCAATTATATTTGCAAGTACATTATACACATTTATGAGTATTTTTATTGACTATTTAAACGATTTTGATTATGATAATGTCAACAGGAGGTATTTATATGGTTTCTGATAAAATAAAGCAAATAATGAAAATGAAAAAAGTAACTAGCGTTCAGTTGGCTCAGCATCTTGGTATGCTTCCGCAATCACTTGCAAATAAATTCTCAAGAGGAAGTATATCTGCTGATGAGTTGATTCAGATTCTTGATTTTTTGGAATGTCAACTAATAATTGAACCTAAACCAGATGTCTCAATCAAATTGACGACTGATGATCTGAAAAGAGAGCCTTAATGGTTCTCTTTTTTTACTTTCTAATCAACCCCTGGCCTTGCAGCAACAGTCTGAATGTCTCTTTTCCTTTTACGGTTATGTATGTCTGGACGTTTGAATAGCCAAACGGTGTTGAAAAATCTTTCATCTGGAAAAGTCCGGCTTTCCTATACGGTTCATAGGGTTTAATAATATTGTGCCGATCACGGTAAATATAACCATTTTCCGTAAGCCACTTAGTAAACGCTTTAGGTGGGATATGGAATTCCTTTGCTGCATCTCGAAAAGTTGTAAGGAGCCTATTATCTATCAGACTGTCGAAATAATCAGCTTTAGGTTTCTGTTCCTGTACTTTCTGTTCAAGTAACTGTTTCTCTCGCTGCTCTTCAATCCATCTCTCGGCACGCTTTATCGGATCACTAATCTGGTAAGAGTCCTGTTTATGAACCATCTCGTATTTTCCGGTTTTACGGATAGATGGAAGAACATCTGCTGTAACCCATTCTTCAAATTTTTCTGCTGATTCAAGTTGGCTTCTCATAATCAAACGGTACAAATCACTTTCTGGAATAAAACTCATTTCTACTACTTTTGTTCCAGACTGAGTATATTGATTAGACACTGTTACGGTTACTCCATGTTTCACGGAGTGTCTACAATGCCTTGAAATTGCATCTTGCGGTTTTGAGTAACCAAGTGCTTTTGCTACATCTGTTCCCGCAAAATAAATTGTCCCGTTTATTTCAGTGGTTCTTACATTCCCAAATTCTGGATTGCTAAAAATCATCATATCGTTCATTCGTTATACCTGCCTTTCTTGGTATTGCCTTATTTTGTATTGGCAGAGAAACAGTTAAGGCTTACTGCTTGTCGTGTTCGAATCACTATCCCTGCCATGTTAAGGAGAGCTTTTTTGTTTTTTCGGGCGGTTTTGGTGGTAACTACCGCTGACTGGGGTTTTATATATACCCCCTCCCGGTCATCCAGTGCGGACGCTGGCAAGTCAGCCCTCCGCCCCATGGGACCCGCTGCCCTTGCCTGGTCGCTGTTTATCGTAGGCCTTCGGCAGTAGTCAAGGGAATGCTATACAAAATCCGTTGTAATATTGCACAAAAAACAATGTTTTATGAAATGTCTTTTTAGGGTGTACCCTATTTGTACATTGCGTATTGCTAGATATAGAATCCATTTTCTCGCAATCACAATATATAGTATTTTTACTGTTATAACTCCGGCTTTTCCATCTCTGGAAGCTGCAAAGCGGCTTTGTGCTTCTCTGCGATCTGCTGCGCGGTCTGCTGTGGTACGCCGTACTGTTGCGCTGCTTGTACTGGTGCAGTTTCTGCCATGCCGTATGCGGCTTTTGCAACAAATATCAAATTCGCATTTGTTCCGGTCTGGTTATGCAGTCTATTAATTGCACAGTTTTTGCAAATATCAAACCATTTTTTAGCCGTGTTACCATGCGATGAGTTTATTCTATACTCCCCATTCATCCAGTCAGTAAACGTTGTACGATTAATCCCAACTAAAAAGCTAAATACTTCTAATGTTGGTAATACATGATATTTACTGCATAATCTCACATAAGTATTAAACATTTTATCTAATAGCTCTATATTGTCATTACTTGGCTTTTGTATATGATCTGCAATATAAAAAATCATATCTACAAAGCTATCTGATACTTCTTTCTTATAGTTTTCGTTATCTGGTGATATACATAATACAGTATTTATATATTCATCAGCATATATATTAATATTATCTAAATAGATATCTACGTCTTGTACATTTACTGTATTATCTTTCATGTTATCACCTCGCTTTAGAACGTTAATTTGTAAACAAAAAAGAGAATGTCACCGGGTAAAGCTTATTCCCGGAAGGCTTCCGGGTGTTCGGGTACATTCTCTAAAACTCAAATTAAAAAAATATTCTGTTTTCTTTGTTGCTGATACCTTAGCACAGTTTTTAATATCTTGTCAAATTTAATTTTGCATAAAATAAAACCATTTATTTTGTTAGTAATTAATAAATAATAATTGGGGTATTATATTATAATCTTTATTTATATTTATATCTTATATATTATTATACGGTACTGTATAGCATATCTTTTAATAAACTCCAGCTTTAGGAATCTAGGAAGGGCAGAGAATAATTATATAATTATATATAATATAAGGGCGGCTACATTTTCGCAGATTTGCATAATAAAAGCCAGACCTTCCAGGAGTTTCTATCCGGCGTGATCTGGCTTGTTATGCGTGTTATTTAATTAACGATTCTGTGTACTTTCAGCCTCTGCCCTTCCTGAGTTCCGTCAGCTCTCGTTATCTGATAGCCTAAAGAAGTTTTAGAAAAATGTCAAGCGGTATTTTAAAAATATTTCTCTTGACAATTTGTGAAAATCTGTGTTATTTAAATATTAACAGGCTCGGCGGCGGTCTGTACTCTGTCCATAGCCGCCATAAATAAGCATTTTAAAAGCCCCGGGATTAATTTCCTAGGGCTTTAATTTTATTGACAAATATATTTTTATATGCTATATTTAATATACCTAAATTATTTAGGTGTGAATTGAAAAGTGTTTATTGTTAGTTAGACACGAAAAAAGAGGTATAAATTTACCTCTTTTTTTAATCCACATAATACAATTCTATTGGTTCCCCATTCTTAAATAAAATATGGCTTGCTCCCGAAAATGTAACTGTTGAGAAATTGATAGCTGCGTTTTCATCCCAAGAATAACCGTTTTCTTTGAAACTCTCGTCAGAAGAATTTTCAATCATATTTTCCACATAATCTTTTATGGGGTCTTCGTCGTCTTCTGTCCATTCTTCCGAGTATTCACATTGAAATTGTTCTTTGCATACTTCGTAAATCGGTTCTTTTGTCCCCTCATTGTAACTCTGGGACATTGTAATCTCGTGATAATATATTTTTTTCATATTTTTTTATCCTCCTAAAAGTTTGATTACCCTATAATTTTTAAATATTTTCTATGTCCATTCATGTTCTTATCAAGTGCATAAAAACATGGCTTTTCATCCCCCTGTAAAACTTCGCTGATTTCGTAGTCCCAGCCCCATGGAGCTTTTACCATTAACTTACCCATCTCGTTTTTAAAAGGCTCCCATCCTTCTGGTGTCTCTACTGTCATTTCATCCCAACAGTCAGCCATAGCATGTGGCGCGCCGAAAGTGTATTTCTTTCTTTTCTCTGCTCCCAGTACTCCGTAATTGCAATAGATTTTAATTTCCATGTTCTTTCCCTCCTTTTTTATTCTTCTTCCGGTTCTTCCATCTCAAGCCAGATTTGGCACTGTTCGCCGTCCTCTTCATAGCTGATCGCCTCGCCAGCTTCCAGGCGTTCCCGCCATTCCTCCGGGTAATTCTCCGGTCTGTAAATACAGTTTCCCGGAAGGAATTGATTTCCGCGCATTTCATTTATTTTCATATTTTCCCTCCTGTCCGCCCTCCTGGGGCTGTGTGGTTGTTTTTCTTTAACTGTCTTTATTATAGCGCTTATTAAACTATGCGTCAAGTACTTTATTAAACTATTCTTTAATTCTTCATTCTTTCTAATTCTTTTTGTATGCACTCCAGAACGAACGCAGACATCTTTACGCCTTTTAGATCGGCCGCTCTTTTAACGTCTTCCTTGGTTCCCTTTGGCGCCATTACTGTTATACGGTCGTACTTGTCTTTTTGATATTGTGCAATATATGAAAGTTCCTTTTCTTTCTCTTTAAATGCCATTTATTAACCCTCCTGTTATTGTTTGCTTTGATTATATCATTTATTAAACTATGCGTCAATTATATAGTAGGTTTTCACATATTATTTTTTCTCTTCCTATTATATGGAGCGCAAAAATACATATCATAAAAAATTATACGTTTTATTAAACTATGCTATTGACATTATTATTAAACTATGCTATTATAATACCAACAAAGGAACAAAAGAAACAAACAACCGGAATCGCCCGAACCACTCAAGCCAATGAGGACATAGGGAACCGGCACCGATTAATTGAAAAATTCTAGTTCCTAGGCAAAATAAAAAAGCTGGCTGCATCCTACCAAGACGAACAGCCAGCACCAAACTAAAAAAGAAAGGCAACCCCATTATAACAGGGGCGAAGGTAAAAAACAATGACAAAATACAATTATCTGGAAGCAGTAAAAGAAGACGTTAAAAATTATATTGATAGTGAAATTAATTTCACAGACTTTGACAGCCTGGAAGAACTGGAAGAAAAATTGAATGATGAACTTTGGATAGAAGACAGCGTAACAGGCAATGCAAGCGGCTCTTACTATTGCAATGCTTACAAGGCAGAAGAAAGCATAGCGCACAACTGGGGCCTACTCGAAGAAGCTCTTGACGAGTTCGGGCAGAATAACATAAACGTTATTGAAAAGGGCGCAGAATGGGCAGACGTAACAATCCGTTGTTACTTATTAGGGCTCGCAATTTCTGAAGTACTGGACGATCTCGAAGAAGATTTTGACGAAGCACATAAAGAAATGGAGGCTTAAACATGAAATATCATTATATAGCAATTTCAACACGCACAAACAATAAAAACCTTGCTTCTGTTCTTCGGGTTGCTGAATCTGACAACCTTATTTTTTCCTTGCAAATCCCCGGCATTACTTCCGCAAATATTTGCAGCACGAAAAAAGAAGCTGAAAACGTTGTTGACTTCTGGAACAAGTGTTACAAGACAAATAAAACTTATGGAGGGCTTTAAAATGGTAACAATCAAGAAAGCCACGCAAACACAGACAATCGCCGCCATAAAAAGCGGCGACTTCTCCGTAATTGATACGATCAATAAAAAAGCCAGAAAAGAAGCAATAGAAATTTTTGCGTCTGTTGCTGGCGGCGTTATTAAATTAGCTTACTGGGATATGTCCCCGGTAAAGCGCCGGGACGGTAAAAAGTCTGTAATGCGGTACGCCTTGCACAGATCAACGAAAAAAGAAGACTGTTTACAACTCTCCTGTATGGAGCTTATCGGGGGTACGATCATCCCCACAAGCGACAGACAATTTAATATTAAAGATGATTACGACCGCCTGGAATTTTTCCGCAGTCTTCCAGCTGTTACAAAAATGACTTTTAAATAATAGGGCGCGTCTTTTTATATCCTGGCTCCCAGGGTGAAGGGAAGAAAGATAAAACATGAAAAATTCAACTTTTAAGGAAAATGTAAGAAAGCAACTTGAAGCAAATAAAAAAGTACATGCTATGGGCTTAGATGTTTGGTATGATGGAAATTTTAAGCATGTACGAATATATAAAACATATAAAAACGAATATAACCAGGATAATATAAAATTTATTGGTTATATTGATGATGATTTCAACATTGTTATAAACGAATGATTTTTTCACCGCTTCCCGGTATCCAGTCTGGCGGCACGTTCACGGCGTGCAAGCGGTTTTTTGGCATTCTGCCAGATGCACCTTGTAAAGTTAATACCATAAGTCAATCAATTAACGTGCTATTTTATCCGTAAATGGCTTTTTGTGCTGTTAATGGGGATTTATGCCACTGTTGAATTATAAGCTGTTTATGAGCCTTTAAACGCGTTACATGCTTTATTGACTGTCTGTGGCTATAGATGTATAATAGACTTGTATAGCTATGTGCAGCTATGCCTTATTTGCGTACCTTTCCAACAGGCGCATTATGTCCTCTTATGTGCGTAGCTTGTACAGGCTTCCCGGTGATCTGTCGCAGCTGTCCGGGTTATATATCAATTAGGGATATACAACTATATTGTGATATGCTCGTATAACGCCGTATTTGCCATTTTAAGGTGTTTTATAATCGTAGTCAATAAAATATAGGTTAAATACGTTACAAGCCATTTAAGACTTATTTTGCAAGAGTATTATTGTATTTTTATTACTGCATTATATGCCATTTGCTGTTATGGCCTATTATCTGTGGGCTGTTGGTTCTGATCTGCCATGGCTACGGCTGACGGCTGGCTTTGCTGGTGTTCAATCGTTCCCGGTTCTGTCCCGGCTTCATCAGTTCGGCGCGGTATCGGCTCCCAGTACTGTCCATGGTTTGTTTGTTCCGTCAGAAAAGTAGCAGCCGTTCAAGGCTTCAATAATTGCAACTAACTTGTGGATGTTTCCTAAATTCCAACATTATTTTGGCAGCCAAAAATCAAGGAAATCCAGGAAAAAAGTGGCAACCAGAAAAATTCTCTCATTTTCTAGTTACCACTTAAATTTCAATTTTGCACAATTATTTCTATAGCGTAAAGTTCTAAATGATTCAAAATTCACAATTTATTTAATTCTTCTTTCTTCCGTGTTCCATATCTTCTGTGTGATGATTTCTCTAAACGTTCCGTTCTCTTTATTTGGGACTTTGAAAGTTTCTTCTTTCTCTGGTAATTATCAGTCGTTGTTCCCATTCATACTCTCCTTGTTAATCTTCTGATTCCTGGTTTCAAAGTTTATAATTTCTGTGTCTGTTTCCAGTTCTTCCGGGATTCTTCCAATAATGATAACTCGAAGCGGCTTCAATCTCCGTTCCATCTCCTTGAAACCAACGCAAAATTCCAACCGTGCTGCCCTACTCTTTACTCTTCCATTGGTACAACAGGCAACTGTGCTTCCCTCTGGTAGCCCATCAAAGCACCAGTCCCAACAGTATTCTGGTAATATGTTTACGTTCGGAATTACTGGAATATCATTCAAGATCATGTAGTGAGACAATGCATGATTGCGGTATTTATTCCACAGGCACATAGCTAACGGCATTCCATTCTTGCCAACCGATATGCTGAAATCTGGCATAATGACTGCATGAAAACATTTTAAATGCTCCATATACTTGTCTGGCTGATTCCATAATCTTTGAAACTGTACATCATCCACATAGAAATTTACATCAAGTTCCCGATGGTTCTTAATCTTTCTGCTGAAGCTCTCCGAAAAGTCTACAGTATCTTTCCCTGGATGAATAAAAGTCTTTGGAATTTTCGGGATTCCGTACTTGCCTTCAAGGTCTGCATCAGTTATTAGAAACTCCTTCATTACATCATAGGCTGTGTGTATCTGCATATTTCGCCCTCCATTTTCTTGAACATAACACAATTTCAGAAAAAAGGCAAAAAAAATAATCGCATCTCTGCGATTTTATTATTTTGCACATGTACTTTTCCCTTTCATATGTACTTTTTGTAAAAGGTAATCAAAGGTAATCAGAACACTTGTTCATACCAAGTCCGCAAACCCTTGATTTTACTGCATAAATCGGGGCAACAGGATTTGAACCTGCGACCTCACGGCTCGCGTTTTAATCCGTAAACCCTTGATTTTAAAGGCTTTCCAGACTTGAGGTAATCAAAGGTAACCAAAAAGGTAATCAGAACCTATGTTCTTATTCATCCAATCCTTTGCACTTTTGACACAATTTTATTTTTTTCTTCCAAAGAGCTAACATCAAATGTATAATATTTTTCATTAACTTCTTCGGTATGCCCGAGCAGCGATGCAGCAACAGTGGCAGATACTCCATTGCACCTTAATTTAGAATTTATTGTTCTTCTAAATGCATGAATTCCTCTTTCTTCTATTCCTTCCTGCCTGCATTTGTTTTTTAAGCATGACGATATTACAGGAGCATGAACCCTTCCATTTTCGTTTGAAAACAACCATTCACTAATATACCCATTGCTGATTTCTGCTGATTTTAATTTCATTAAAAGTTTTCGAATTTCGCCAGTCATAGGAAACCATCTGTTCATTTGATTTTTTGTTTTTCCTATATAGTATTCTTTTGTATTTCTATTGTATTTTTCTGATTTATTAATAGATATATAATTTTCATTTATATCTTCCCATTTTAAAGCCGAAATTTCTCCAACTCTCATCCCTGTGAGACTTGCAAAATATACTGCGTATGAGGGAATGTATTCTGGCTGTTCATCAAAATCCTTTTTGCAGCGATTAATAATTAGTTTAAGTTCATGGTCTGATATTGTATTATGACTTGAAGGCTTTTCTATCTCCGTGCAGTATTTATAAAATATTTTAGGTGAAAGAAATTCCATAGGATCATAATTCAATAAATGTTGTGACCTTGCACTATCTATTGTGTTTTTGATATATCCAAACAAAGTTTTACACGCTTTTTTGCAAAGTTTTTGATCTTTTACAGTTCTGACAATGAATACCTTTATATCTTCTTCTGTCATTTTCTCAATTTCTTTTTCCGTAAATTCTTTTTTTTCAAAATAACGTGTTCTATCTGTAGAATACTTATACAAAGTGTTATCCGTCACAAATTCTTTTTGAATTTCTATCCAATGCTCGTAAACATCCATAAATGTTTTAGGTTTTTCTGTTTTTTCTTTCTCGAAAGCAATAATATAATCTTCAATTCCCTTTCGGCTACTTCTTTTCACTAGCTTTCTAGAATTTTTTTCTGTATAAATATAAGTATACCAATTATTGTTTTTTCCCTGCCATATTTTATATTTTTTTAATATTTCTTCATTTTTCTTCATTTGTATTTCTTCAAGTACATGTGCAGGATTTATAATACCATTCTCAATAGCATATTTCAATATTTCATCCATAAAATTTAGGAGGAACCGGGAATTCCTTTTGCCGGCCGGCGGTTCCTGTTCCTCCTTTCTATTGATAGCCTGTTTTTTTGATTTTAAGCGCTTATTTTGTTTTAACCATAACAATATTCACGAATATCATAAAAATTAATTTTAGCCGTTTTGGTCAAAACAATTATCATATTTCACAACAAATCAAATATATTGACCTGTCCATCAATCTGAGATTCTTCCAGATTGTAAAATTTGCAAGCTATATAATCTGGATTCCAATCAATTTCCAGTTCGTATTGCAAACATTGCGGATGTTTGCCCCCACGGAAGAATCTGCATTCTGAACAGGTATGCTGATAAGCTGTACCGCCAGACCGCTTATACATTTCGCTTATCTTTCTCATAGAATCACTCGCTTTACTCTTGACTTTCCTCTCGCTTTCTTCTTGAAGATACCATTTTTAACACAATCCCTTGGATCACATCCTCTGCTATGTTCTTCAATCAAGATATAATCACAGGTTGCATTTGTACTCCATGCATTTTCGCTCTTGCTGTAATAGTCGCATTTCGAGCATTGTCTCCGCTTTAAGACTATAATTTCAGTGCTTTTTAATTCTCTCCATGGTTTTCTATCTGGCAATTTTCAGCACCTCCCAATCTGGCAGTATCTATAATTTTTAAAAGGTCTGGACTTAGTTTTCTTCGTTCCTGTTCTCTTTGCACTTCTGCCCGATACGTCCTTTGAAAATTTGATTGAACTACACTCCACCATGTACCATCTACATTTTCAGATACCGCCCATTCTCTAAGTTGTGCCGGACTTGATACTGCTTTCTGAATGATTTTTGGAAGCTTATCAAACTCTGTTTCTGCGTTATATGTAGAGTTCTGAATAGCTTTGCATACCTTTTCCCAGGCTTCTGTTTCATTCAGCTCTTCCTTTTGCGGTGCAACGCTTTGTGCGCATTGCCTTAATGCGGCTATTGATGGCTCTTTCCATTCCGTCTGCATATATTTCTTTAATCCGAAACTTAAAAGCTTGTAATCCAGGTCTTTCAGTAATCCGTACCAAGTATCAAAAGCATATTGATCTGGCAGAAATGCTGGGGAAGTGTACACAGCTTTCATTGCCTTTACCAGTACCGCCCATTCTTCTCTTGTCATACCCAGTTATCCACCTCGCTTACCCTGTTTTGTATTTTCTCCATGTAACTTTGAGGCTTGTTACCGGATTTATCAAGATAGTTCCCTTCAAATACCTTCGCAAAGTTACCGGGCTTTAAGAACCAATCGAAAGTTATCATCCAACCTTCTTTGTTCTGGCCTTGTAAGAAGCTGCTATGGCGAATGTTTTCAATGGCTTCTAAGATATCGTCCATATGGTTCTGACGGATTCTGGCTTTCACTGCTTGTTCTCGTTTTGATGTCATTCTTTTTACAGGGTTAATACCAAATTCTTCCAGAGTATTCCATTCATCAATGATTCGTTGGACGTCAGTCTGACGAATAGTATCTTTAGATACTATTAAATCATTTATATCTTTTTCTTTATCTTTATCTAATTCTGTATCTAAATCTAATTCTAAATCTTTATCTAAACCTATATCTTTATCTGAGTGCGTCTTTCGTTCGTCTATTTTGCGTCTTTTCTGCGTCTGCCTGTTTGAACGCTCTATTAGTTTGGTATCATCAATAGAATTTCCATTTGTCAGTGAGTAACTTCCGTTATCTTTCAATAGCAGTTTCTTTTTTTCATCAGTGTATGAAGTTTCTATATATCTGTCTCTGGACAGGGTGTTGTGCATTCTCCAATGTTTAATAACGATCACGCCATCATCAAACAAGATAACAAATCTCTTGGCAATTAGAAGCTTCAAATCATCATCATTCGCTCCTATTATTTTTTCAATCCTCTTTGGGTTTCCAATAAATCCATCATCGTCCGCTCTCATGTTTAGATGAAAATAAAGACATTGTGTTGATAACGGCATATCAAGGAAAGCATCTGTATCAACAATTTTCATTGTGAACATTCTTTTATTTGCCAATTTTGAAATTCCTTTCTCCAATTCCTGGATTTTTCAAAAGTGTTTATCTCAATTCAACTTCAATTCCATTGATTTTCAGTTCTCCATTTACCGGAACCACAAGAGATGGAACGCCGTTTATTTCTTTCAATTCAATCAGAGAAATTTTATCCGGCTGAATGCAGATTGTTGCATCTGGTGTTACAATTTTTGCAGTTTTTGAATTGTGGATATTGTCAAGTGCAGCAGGCTCATTACTGAAATACGTTTCCCAGTTTTCCTTGAAATCTGATAACTTCTCGCCTGGAACTCCGCAATATTCAAAAATCTGTTCCATTTCATCACATGATACAGTTATCATCTCCGGGCTGTCTTTCTTCTGTTCTCTTACTTCCTGCAAAGATTCAATTAGGCTTTCAGTGAAATTGAATGTTGTGTTTCCTTCGAAATTGTCCATGATAAAATCTGAAAAGACATTGATCTCATTTCCCGGTATACGTGGAATTGGTGTGCCAAGAACGTTTTCGATGAAGTCTGGATGAATATTCTTTATGTTTTTGTTGAAATACAAAGTTCCATGAATATCAGTGCTTCTGTCATTAAATACCGGGAATAAGAATCCTGTTTCTGGTCTTGAGACTACCCAATCACGAATGCGGTCTTTGATGTTATTTTCAGCCACATCATAGCTAAGACCTGCCTTTGAAAGATTCACCGGGCAAATGCTGCACAGAATGTGTTCATAGATTTCTTCTGAAGCATCGTGCATTTCAGTTTCATCAGAAGCTTTTCCGGGAATGTCATATACTGCATGAATGAGAATTATGTAGTAATTTTCGTGATAATCGTAATTTTCAATCACTTTGTCATAAAACTCGTCCAAAAGCTCATCATTTTTAAGCTTACTTGCTCTGATCCGCATAAGAAATTCCTGTGTTCCACCCTCTTTTTCCTGTGCTAATGGAAAATCAAAGTTCATAAGGTTCTTTCCAAGTCTGCCAGACATGGTTTTCTTGAAAATGTCAAAATACTTAAACATTTCTTCTTCTGGAAGAGCCAGGAATGCTTCTTTAATTTTAGTTTTCTTATTCTTTTCTGCATCCACATAACAACCACAAATACGTGTAATGGAACAATTTGCTGGTGTAAACTGCTTCTTAATTTCTGCGATTTCTTTCTTATTCATGATTAATCCTCCGCTCCAAATATTTTTCTTAAATTGTTCTGGTAATTCTTCACTGTTTGTTCGATAGTGTTATAAGTTTGTCTTAATCTGCATCTTTCTTTGTAACCATCGCATATTGTTCCAAAAAGAATGGCATTCCGACATATCCCATCTTGACTAGCGCAACATTTATTCATTCTTCTCCATCCTTTCTACTTCTCTCGCCTGTTTCTTTTCAATCCACTTATTAATTTTATCATCGGAAATCATGTACATTTGCTTTAACATTTCGATGCAGATCAACACATCAGCAATTTCTTCTATCATGTTATCACGGTTGATTTTTCCACGCTTTGCCTTACTGATTGCCTGGATAAGCTCGGCACATTCTTCCATGCAGACGGTACTCTGTTTTTCTTCCCCATAATACAGAATGCTTCTCGCAATAGTGTACTTATCAATAATGTATCTCTCTTTTGTGCTGGATTTCTCTTCTTTTACCAATTCGAAATATTTATCTCTATATTCCAGGACAACTTCAAAATTGTATGAACCATATCCCGTATGGTAAAAGTTATCTCCAACCTTCTTATATTTTATTTGATAATATGGTTTCTCACCCATAACCTCAAAAACCAGATCCAATTCAGTTACTTTTTCTTTTTCAATTTTTGCTTCTCTTTCGCTTTCTATAGAAACATTTTCTAAATTATCCATTATTCCCCTCCACCTTAATAAATGCCATCCAATGTGTTTTCCCCTGTTTGCCAGATCTATTGCCGTACAAGGGTCGTGCCCCAATGGCTGCAATAACGTCCTTTACAGAAATCTGTGTCTCATTCCACTTAAAAATCAATGTGCCGTAAGGTTTAAGCACACGCATACACTCCGAAAAACCATCATGTAACACTTGTTTCCATGTATCTTTGTTGAGTTTTCCGTACTTCTTTACCATCCAGGCATTGTCTCCTCCTTGGATAAGATGTGGTGGGTCAAACACAACATGGCAAAATGTATTATCTTCAAACGGGAGGCATGTGAAGTTGCTATAATATCTGGATGGATGTTGCAATACCTTGTTACTTTTCCATCTCCGCTTGTCCATATTGCTTCGTCATCCAGTTCGCGTTTATCAACGAAAACAGCAAATTCATTATTTTTGTTGAACCAAATCATTCTTGAACCACATGTAGCGTCCAGAACAGGTTTATCCATTTTCCTTCATCTCCTATCCAAAAAGTTTTCCACAAATTACACATCTGTATATATGCCCTCTTCTGCGAGAGTGATATTTAATCCATTGATGACTGTGCATTCTTCATCTCCTCCAATTTCCTTGCAGTTTTTCTATAATCTCTATTTGCTGACCGGAACATCATCAGAAGAATTTCAGATACAGGTCTTGTTCTGTATCTCCTCACTGCTCTCTTGATGCATGAAAGCTCACTTCCGTCTGGTATGTAAACCCCTACAGAATACGGAATTTCCAGAGATATTTTTGCATATACATCTTGCGGCATAACTAAATAGTTGAAATCGCCAATGAAATTTAACCCGTGTCCAGATTTGAAATCTTCAACAGACGACTTAATTTCATAGCAGTAGCAATCCGCTTTTTCTATTCCAGAAACGCTATTATTTGCTGGAACAAATTTCATGTAGTCCACTCTGATTGCATGATCTGTATAGTAATCAAATGTAACTTCTCGTGCCCAATAAATACGTGGATCATTATGCGGATTAATTTTCTTTTCAACCATGGCTGATAATTTTGCCGTAATCTCAGGTCTTGTCATTTCCCAGCTCCTCCAACTTCTTCTCAGCTTCTTCGCTGGTAGTAAATACTTTTATCCCAATAACATCATCTGAGAAAAATACTTCTCCATAATCTTCTTGGATTGCCTTTATGTTATATAATTTGCTTATCATAGTAATCTGAGATACTTTCATCTTGATAATTGGGTTTCTTGCGCCCTTGTTAATTCGGAATAATATATCCCCAACCTTACACGGCAATCTCACAAGCAAGCCCTGTTCTTCTAAGTCTTTGTATTTCTTCAACTCTTTCTGCATTATCGCTAATTTAGCAAGTTCCAATCCAGTAAATGCACCGTTTTCTTTGAGTTCCTTTAATTCTTTTAAAGTGCCAATATCTTTGTAAGATTTTAATTCTTCAAGCCATTCCGCAAACTGTTCATGTTCTTCTGCATCTTTAATACAATCAGCTTCGAATCGTTTATTAATTTCTTCATTTCCCAGTGATACCTTAGTAAATTTACCATTCCATCTTTTTCTTTGCGCCATCATCTTTTCATGATTAATTGCCTCTTCGAGTGTTAATCTCTCCATCTACTTCACCTCTTCCAATTGACTTTCTACTGTATTTGCAAGTAATAACATTGATTCAATAACTTTATCTGTTAGTGACATTCTGTCTTTGTTATTCGCAAAATACTTAACGTGGGCCATTGCTTCCTCTAGCTTTTTTTCACATGCAACAATTTCAGATGCTTCATACATTTTTCGTTCATCACTGCTGTATGTTACTATTCTTTCATCATAAAAATTTAACATATTTGGAAGTGGAATATCGATTGCGTTTAAATGTTTTCCTCTTGCCCACCTAAATCCCTGTAATTTTGCTATTCTTAAAACTTTAGAATACTCTTCCTGTGTTCTTACAAATACGCTTTTTCCTGTTAAATCAATCATCAAAATTTCCTCCTTTAATCTCATCAATACACTGGTTCCATCCTTCTGCAAAGCCAGCATCAGACGTATTAGCTGGATAATCTCCATTGTCTTTTTCTGGCAAATCCATAAGCGGACACCAGTCTGGTCTTGATTTACTTTCACAATCATAATGTTCTTCTGTCATCAGAATTACATCGCAATCTAAACAGTCAGCTAATTCACACAAACCCTCATATTCAAGAGCGCTACAGTATGCAGTTCCGAACGGGCAAACATAGCAATTCTCTGGTGTTTCCATCACTAATACTGATTTACTCATGATTCCTCCTCAAGGCAACAATACACTATTGGATTGCTAGTATCACAATCACAATTGTTATAATCAATGTCTTCCAATGCTTTACTTTTTGCTATTTCTATGGCCTCTTCCTTTGTTTCAGCTATAATTCCGTCATAATCAATTGATAATCTCATGCTAACACTTACATCCCATTTACTCATTTGATTCCTCCTGTAATAATTCTGGATTGTCGAAGATATTCCCTCTGACATAAGTTTCTTTGCACCAATATCCAAGTTCATGTCGATAATAGAAATCTTCTGGAAATGCTGCGTAAAATCCTTGATTGTAATCGCCACTTGCGAAACCTGTACCATAGAATCCAAATTTAACCTGTGCATATTCGTCGGACCGCGTTTTTAAAATATCATTTTCCCAAATTTTATTGCCATTCTTGTCGCAAAGTCCTGTGAACTGGCAGAGTGTTTCTGGAACAATTTCCGCATATTCCCATACTTTATAACTATCAGCGTGAAAGATTAAATGTTCTTCGTTGCATAAGAAGTCATATTTTTTCCAATAATATCCCTCAAACCATTTTCCATTATCTTTCCGCTTTGCCTTGAAAAGAATTTCTCTCATATCACACCTCCTTCGGTTTTTCGCACCGCTCAAACTCGATCACCCAGACCCACGGGTTCGCATTCCAGCCGTAGCGATCAAGGTCTGATTTCTTAATGGTGGAATCCCAAATTTTAGCGAATCTTTCTATCGCTGTACGCCACATTTTTTCTTCCCAACCAACGTTTTTTCCATTCTTCCAATTTGCTCCCTCTGCTTTTGCGCCATCTTCTGTGATATTCTGTAACCGCTCCACGCTCACATTCGTAACCTTCAGCCAGATACGAGCAGCTTTTTTCGGCATGTGGATTGATGGTTTCCACGGCTCTTCTGCGTCTTCAGAATTTGCAATGCTAGCCTTATATCCATAGTGTTCTTCCAGATGGCACCCTTCACCTTTTCCAACCCGCTTTGTATATCTGTGCCAAGTCTCACGAACATACAGGATATCTTCCGGCTGATATGGCGATCTTCTTTCCGGCTCCAACGGATAACCACATCTTGCACAGTATACGTTCTCTGCCAGGTTATCATATATGTATTCGTTGTGAACATATTTGCAATTCGGGCACTCTTCCCATTGCGGTTTTACAATTCTTCTGGTACAGCTTTTTCTTCCGTCCAGAATTGCTCGAACCATTTGGGTGTTGAATAAAATCGGTTTAGTTGCCATCTACTCCACCGCCTTTCACAATTTCTATCGCCCTGCTCAGTCCAGCATTGTATCCTTGATGCACATCAGATAAGATACATTCTGATTCAATGAATTTGTCTCTTTTCAATTCGTTGATAACCTTATCCACATCAAAAGCTGTCGGCTGCTCATCCACAATATGTATATATCTGTCTATAATCTTCTGTATTGGTTCTCCTAAGATATTTTGAAGCAGTATGTCTTTTTTTAGTTTATCTGCGTCGATTAACCGCATTTCTTAGTCCTCCTTATATGGTTCTGGAAGTGGTCGCCATGCCGTAACATCAATCCAATCATAATTGCTATCAAGATAATATCCGTCACAATCAATAAAGCTTGTATCTTGCCATGTTGTTTCTCCGTTAGTAACAAATATTTCTTGTCCGTCATCTGGCATTTTGCAGTCAAGCATATAATGTATATCTCTTGAAATGGATTCTTCCGCACGTTCTTTTTCTGATATCTGATGATATTTTACCGGAATCCAACCATTTTCTTTCTCGTCCTGTTCAAAATCATTTAGAAGAGTATTCACAATATCCAGCGCACTCCCTGGAAGCCCATGCTTATACTGTGATTTCTTTTCTATCTCAGCTTTGTATTGTTCTAATCTGGTTCGTACTCTGCTCATACAACCACCTCTTCAAAATGCTCATTTAGTATTTCTTGTGATATCTCAATCCATCTGTTAACATTTACTCCGTCAAGATGGATTTCTCCATCAATAATTTTTTCATTTCCTACTTCGTAAACTTCGCCAACCTCAATTTCCATGTATCCGTCAACGTAAAATCCATCACCATCGTATGTATCTAACATGAACGCCTTTACGCACTTATATTTCATGCTTCCACCGCATTTTCTGCAACGAATGTATCTCTCTACTTTCTTTGGCTTGATTTTGAAAAATGAAGTATAATTATTCTTTCTCATTTCCATCCTCACTTTCCCCATGTAGGCAACTGGCACGCTATTGTGCAGTTAGTACGTGATTTTAATACTCAATAAAATCAGATAATTCCATCTGACCAACTACATTGTTATCTTGCATCCACCATAGATAGACTTCTTCACCACAACTCCACTTCACATCTTTTCCACGCCGCTTGCGTTCCTCAATCATTCTGTCAAAAGCACGTATATAGGCTTGCTTGTACTTTGGAAAATCATACATTTCCTTTTCCCTCTGCTTCTTTGATGCAAGCGGACAACCTAGACAGCCTAACCTGTTATATCCGCATTGATACAGTTCACATACTTGAATGTCTTTCTCACCAATGAACTGCCAGATATTCTGATCTGTCCAATCAATAATTGGATTGACTACTGTTTTTGCTTTCATCTGGCAATTTTCAAATAATCTTCTAGTATTATCATTGTCAGTGATAAGCATTTTCTCATCAGAAACACCGATACTTTTGCTTGCTGTCTGTCCTAGTACTTCAAATGGGCTTCTATTACTTCTCTTGCTGCTTTCAGACCATCTAACGCCTGTTGCAATCATTCTGTTGGGATTCCCGCCTTCTTTCAGTTCTGAACAACAATATCGAACGATTCTGGTAGGTGGCATTAGCTTTCTGGGAATAAGATTCCACATTGTAAGACAGTTTCCGTTTTCCTGTACATGATAGTCAATCTCACATTTAATACCTTCACTCACCAATTTAGAAAACACATTTTTGATGTGTCTTACTGTCTGCGGTGCATCAACTGTAGTATGAGAGTTATGTACTTCAAACTGGATTCCAGACATTCTGAATAGTTCAAGAAGCACATCTGAATCCTTTCCGCCGGAATATTCACATACAAGTGGCTTTCCATAATGTTTTAACGAGAGATCAGATGCAAGTCGAATTCTTTCAATTGCTTTTTGCTCTAAATCCATAATATTTACGCTCCAAATCTTCTGACCAATTCTTTATTCAAATCTAGAATCCGTACATCTGTTTTGGATTCCAACTCTTCAACCATGCTCATAAAACTTCTTTCTCCACGGTTCGCTTGGCCTACAAACTCATTTGCACAATTAATTACGTCCAAAAGTCTTTTAGTGGAAAAGCCATGCAATTTCCGTAATGCCAGCATGGTTGTTACCGTGTTAATTGTATTCGCCCAGTCGTCGCCAGTGCTGAATCCATCGTTGTAAGCCTGATCTTGCATGACTTCCAGCTCTTTACGTGAATTCTGCATGGCTCTGGCGAATGCCTGTGACATTTGATTATCGCATTCCAGCACCCTATTTTTCTTTGGCGCTTTCATCTTTAATTTGCTTCCCATGTTTCTTCCTTTCGTATCTGTATTCCGTCAAACGGTATGCTCTCGATATTCCCGGATGTTCTGTGGCAATCAGAGAATCCATCTCCAATTGCCGCATATGTCTCTGGACGGTACACTTTGTAAGGTCTGTTCCATCCATAATTTCTTCATAAGAAGGCATATATCCGTGTTTCTCAAAATACTTGACAAGAAATCTGTAAATATCGTTTCTGGCAGATTGCCCCTCATTATATTTCCTCTGGCGGTAATTCATACGCAAAACGGCTCTTCTGCCGCAGTATTACTTTTTTCTGCACGCATTTTATTTAATCTTTCCGCAGCTTTCTTTTTCGCTTCATCGGAATATTTTCTTGGTGGATTGATTTTAATGTAGGAATACGGCAAGTGGGCGAAAATAGATCCATCATTATTTCTGGCAAGAATTTTCACATCATCTGGAAATTCCTTTTCTAATTCCTCACATCTGTTCTTCCAGGTGCTCCCATTCTTAGCAGTAAGCCCTACATAATCTCTTCCTGGAATCCACTCAATTACGCATTCGTTTGTGTTTTCTGACACAAAACTCACCTCTATTCATTTTTTTATTTTTATCTTTGGAATTTAGCCAGTAGAACTACTGGTGTGTTAGAATCAGTGATAGTTTTCTTCATTGAGTAAGTCGTTGAATTTTTCCAACGCCTTAATAGATACTTTATTATTTGCTTTTTCTGGTCTGATTGATACGTTTAAGTGAGTATCAATGATGTGTTTTAGTTCTCTTGCAAGGGTTATTTTGCCCTGTTGGATTCCCTGTCTGTATGTCTTGGGCGGTTTATACTGCCCTGTTACTTGCTTACCGGTTGATTGTCCACCAGCTGTAATATTGTACATCTGAAAACCTTTATCTGCAAAAGCTTTAATTGTTTCGATTTCTTTCTGGTCGAGCTCACTCTTTTTGCATGTTCTATATGCAAGTTTCCAACCAGTAGGATTGCTTTCACTGTAAAACTTATGCTTTTTAAGGCTTAATGCTATGTGGTCATATTCTGCTAAATGGCTCGCGCATCTCTCGCAAAGGTTGACTGCCTGTCCACAATACGCTCGGTTTATTCCGGCTTCGTCAGTTCGGTAAAACACGTATATGCCGCTAGAATATGGAATGCTTGGACATATCCTTTTTATTCGATTTTCTCGTTCTCGCTTCATTGCAAAAACTCTACTATAATCCACCCGGCATCACTCCTTTTCAATCTGGTCAATGAGTTTCTTACATTCATCTTTAACATAGGCAAGTGAACGAATTTTGCAATCTGGATCTTTATTTAATTCTCGCCAGCAATCTCCCATTATTTTAAGCTTTTTTTTGAAGCCTGGTTCTTCCCCGAAATACTGTTCTGCTGTCTCAATATCATAACCATCGAAACAATGAGCGCAGTCAAAACCAATCCACCATGTATCATCATCGTCACAATCGTGTAGAAATGGTTCTGAATAAGTAACTCCACCATGGCAGTCAAGATAACCTAAATCATCAACAATTTTCTTTGCCAGCTTATGGCTGTTAGGTATTCCAACGTATCCGCACCTGTATGCTCTAGGCATGAACAGGACTACACATTGGTAACCTTTATACTCGAATTTAGTTTCTAAAACTGGTTCCATTTATTTATCACCCCTCCTTAACTAAACGGAAATTCATCTTCCATACCGCCTAAATCTGGCACATCCATGAAACTAGGTTCTGGCGGCGGTACTGGTCGTGTGTCTGTTTCCTGTGTCTGTGGTGACTGGCTCTTTCTTTCTGCAAATTCATGTTCTGCAACAAGGCAATCATTTGAGTAAACTTTTTCACCATTTTTGTTCGTATAGTTTCCAGTCTGCCATTCACCACGCACATTTACTTTCGTTCCTTTTTTAAGATATTTCTCTGCGAATTCTGCATTTTTCCCAAGACATACGCAAGTGATAAAGTCAGATTTTCTTTCTGTATTCTTTTTCACTCTTCTCTCGACAGCCAAAATATATCTTGCGATTTTGGTATCATTCGTTCCCATTCTGATATCTGGATCAGCAGTTAATCTTCCAGAAAGAATAACAATATTCACAATTTCTCACCTCTCAATCTGAATGTCGCATCTAATAAGTGCGTGTTTAATTTTCTTTGCATTTCCTGTTACAGTTTCTTCTTTCCCGATAACAAAGGAAATATCATCTTCTGTTACGTTGAATCCTTTTGTTTTGATATGCTCCATGATGATTTCTTTAATTTCATCTGTGCCGATTCCGATTGTTATTTCCAATGGTGTTACCTCCCTGGTTTGTATACTGGTGGCATTGGTTGCCATGCAATGACTGGGTAATATGCAATTCCGTGTTCTTCTACCATGCCCCATCTTCCACCGCCTAAATATGTAAGGGTTGTTGGTAACTCGGCGTCTTTTATGGTAACGTTGTATTTTATCTTATCTTCTGGGCTTTCTCTCACATCTGGCTCTGGCGGTAACTTCACATCTGTTGGAATCCACATATCCGCAGGACTGTAGGAACAGATCAGTTCTTCAACTTTCTTGATTGCGTCATTCCAACCTTTGTCGTACTTACATTCCTGTTCGGAAGGTTCTGGCTTTTTCAGTTTGTTAAGTGTTTTTAAGAAGATTTTCATTGGTTAATCCTCCTTAACTTTCTCGACAGTTTCTTTTATCGCTTCTTTCACAGCCTTGGTTTTAATCATCTTATCTGCCAAGGCTTTTGCCGCTTCCTGTACGATCACGCTTTCATTCTTTTCTAGTATCTCGGAAATATGAGAATGTATCATCCTACACAGCGGCTCATTGGTTTCTCTACTACCATATAACTCTTTTTTATAAATAACTCCTTTGATTTCTTTAGTAATTTTTTCAACTACCCTGTCCTCAACATTTTTACGGATTTCCTTGGCAATTTCTTCCTCATTAACACCAATCGTTACTGGTACACTGAATACGCTCATTTTCAATTTCCCTCCCCTATAGCTATCACATCACATCCAATAAATACCAATTCCTCATGTTCACTCATTCCATAGCCGACAGATTTTCTTCCTACTTTAAAAAATACATTATTTGTATTAACCGTAACTCCTTCAGTTTTTTCCATATAATCAGAAACAATAGCTTTCAAAATATCTTCATTTAAGAAAGTTTTTCTTTCGACTATCGGATGTTCTTTTGGCATATATTCAAGCCATGTCTCTACACCTTTGTATTCTTTTCCTTCTGTGTCAGTCCATTCGCCATTTCCAGCATATGCAAGCATGATGATTTTTTCGGAGTTTTCCAACTTTACATAATACAAACATGCGGTATCATCAACTGGTGTTTCTGGAAGCACATCTTCTACTGAACGCCATGCACTAGGTGAAGGAATTGTTTTTCCTGTTTTGCGGTCTACATGCTCCTGTCCTTTAATTACATAGTTTTTAAATTTTTTTGGCATTAATTTTCTCCTTTCAAAACGGACATAAGTCCAATTTAATTTCCAGTCCAGGTGTTGCAATCTGGACGAGTGCATCATCCCAAACAACCGCTTCTTTTATCTCTTTCAAAATCTGTTCCGGGTCAGCTGCTTCATTACTCAAATGAACTAATGTTACCGTTCGTAAAGCCGCCGTATGATTCATATTTACTAAGTTTTTGCAAGTATCTAAGGAACAATGCCCTTTAAGTCTGTGAGCGTAATTTTCAGCTGTTTTGTCAACCAATTCATTACAATAGTTACACTCAATAACAAAGTGGTTCAGTCGCATTGCTTTGAAGTTGTACTTGCAGTATTCAAAGTCTGTCATGTACAGCAGTTTTCCCATTTCTTCATGTTCTACGATATAACCATAATTGAAGCACGGAATAAGTTGCCCTGTTTCCTTATCCCTTGTAGTATGTGGCAGATAGAACGGTATTACTGTAAATGAGCCAACCCGAAACGGTCTTTTCTCTGGAACACCTTTCATCAATTCGCCAGTGATGATTTGCAGATGTTCCACGGTTTCATCATTGGTGTAAATTTGAATACCTAAATTCATCAGATTTTTAAATGATTCACGGTGATCGCTCAACCGTGTTCATGTGTCAGAAGCACGCCAGAAACATCACTTGTTCTGTAATCAATAGCTTTCAGAATGTCTTTGTATCTGCATCCACAGTCCAGAAGAAGTATTTCTCCGCTGTTCGATTTTAGAACATAGCAGTTTCCGTGGTTGCTCCCTGTGTTTACCACTCGCATGAACATTTTTCATCACCTCGCTTTCTTCTTATTTATAGCTGTTTATAATTTCAGTTGCAGTTCTTCCGACTATGTCTTTGTCAGACTGCTGGTATGGTGGATTTCCTTTGTCCCATAACTTTTTTATATCTTTAATATCTGTAGCCACCATTGCATCCCTTATTAATTGAAGTTCTCTAAGTGAAATTTCCACGGTTACAACAGAATCCCAGATGATTTTTCCTCTCTCTATCTCTTTCATATCAGTTTTCCTCATTCACAACAATACCGCCGTGGATAATAACTCTCTTTCCGTCCGAATCGTCAAAGTAAACTTCATTCTCAGATTCGGAAACATCGAACTTCCCAGACCAGGACTTGATTTTACCGCCGTTGTAATCGTAAACAGTTACGGTACGGTTCAGACCACCGTCAATATCACTAGACAGTGATTTTAATGATCTGCTACAGGAAGAACAACCGCTAAACATTGTGATTGCTGTAACCCCTGTGATTAATACTGCTGTCTTAATACATTTATGCTTCATTTTGGCTCTCCTTTTACATTGTAAGTCGGATTATAATGAGTACCACAAATATAATAACATTTAAAAGAATATTTAAATTGGTTCGATTGTATCCATTTTCTCGAATAAAAGTTACTATCCATCCCAAAAGTGCTATTGAAAGCAAAATAATAAGCACAATTGTGGAAGTTTCCATCCTACATTTCCTCCTGGCTCATAAATGACGGAATTTCTGTTTCCACTGGCTCTGCTGCCGGAACTGGTTCTTTCTCTGCTGTCTTTACAGTTTCGGCTACGGTTGGCTGCTTTGGCTTTTCTTCGATTGCTTCTGGCTGTGGAATGAATTCTTCTGTGTTTGCGTTCTCACTAATTTCATAAGCAACGTCTTGTTCAATAACATCCTGTTTTGGAATATCCTCTGTATTCTCGTCAGCTTCCTGTACAAAAACATCACCGTGGCTGTTGATGATCTGCTTTAATGCACGATTGATAACTGTTTTCTTTGCCATCTGGTCAGTGAATTTCTGATGCGTTCCATTTCCGTTTTCTTTGTACCCATATCCCTGTGACCAAGATTGTTTGATCTGCTTCATATTCATAACTTCCAAGTGTTTTGAACCATCTTCCATCTGAACTACTGCATATGTGCCAAGAATTTTATCATTATCAATATTCATAAAATCCTGTTCGTGGGAATCCAGTACCTTGTTTCCATCTTCAATGTGGTATTTGAACTTATCTCCTTGGTAGATGATCTCGGCGTGAATATCTTTCATTCCGTATCTTCTGGCTATTGTAATGTTTCCGAAGTAAGACCTCTGGAACTGGCATTGACTGCCATAACTAATAAAATAGCCCTGCTTTTTCTGCACCGAAAGACCAAGTGTTGCCATGTTCATAAGGCTGTTTGCAATGCTGATCTGGCTACAAGCTTCCAGAATTGGTTTATTATTTTTATCTTTTGTCTCTTTCAGAGTTAAATACGCTCCCATCAGTGCATTGCTGAGGTTGTAGTCTTTCGGAAAAGAAAGTCCATATTTGGTTTTTTCCTCTAACTGTTTTGTCAACCCATCAATGAATGAATTGTTGATTACCAATGAAGCTTGCTGTTCTCCTGTTGTTGCTAACTGTGTTTTACTTGCCATAATGATTCTCCTTTTCTTTTTTATATTTGCTAACACGCTGTTGCGTGATTGCATCAGTTTCGTACTTATGTTATTTGATATACCTCTTAAACTAAAGCACAATAAATAAAATAAGTCCCGGCGTTTCGTACCTGTGTTATTTGATATACCTCTTAAACCCCAAATTCCATTTCACAGGTAGCACAGGTTTTGGTGAGTGATTATTTTTAAAACGTTAAATTTTCCACTACTCGCAATAGTGAACGGCTGTAATTAAAACAGTTTTTTAAGCTAATTGGGATTTCAAAAATATCAATAATCCTCACCTTTCGGCTGCGAAATCAGCCGCATACATTTCTGTATGATTAAGGCAATCATCAGACCGCCTCGCTATTTTCTTTTTTAATCCCGTAATATTCACGGGCTTCTTCTTTCTTCTTTTCGGTGACTTCTCCGTCTTCCATAAACAGAGTTGACATTGCAATATTTCTGGCTGCATTGAAGTCTGCATTGAAACCGTACTTATATTTTTTGTGGCTTTCACATTTTGGGTTCGCACACTCAAATGATGCCTGCGTCTTTCTTTGCCCATCTTCCCAATTTCCACACACGCTACAAACCTGTGATGTGTAGCAAGGATTGATTTTTCTAACTATAATTCCGTATCGTTCTGCTTTATATGTGATATATTGCTGTAATTTGTAGTAGCTCCAATTTCTAAGGATAAATTGGCTTGTATCATATCCATTAAGATTTTCGATATTGATGTACTTTGCTCTGTTTTTAACAGCAAATTCAACAACTCGTTTACTTACAATGTGGCAATATGTTTCAACAAAATGTGATTCTGCTTTATCCATCCTGTCTAATGCTTTTAATTTCTTCTTTCTTCCATGTCCAGCGCTTGAATTTTTCAACGATTTTTGCAGTCTTCTTCTTTGAGCTTGATACTTAGTTCTTACTCTCAAAAATTCATCTGCGCTTCCAATTGCTAATCTCTCATACATGTTGTTATTTAAAGCGCACATTGCAGGGACAGCAATACCCAGATCAACTCCAACTACTGTGTTTTCGTCAAGCTTAGTTTCAATCTTAGGAATTTTCATGGTAAGATTAAGAATTATTTTGTTCTTTGTAATCTGAATACTACTTCCACAATACTGGTATTCGCCCGAATACACCTTTAACAATGTGGCTTTTAATTCATCCTTATTCTTTCCATGTCCTAGGCTGACTTTAAATCGCGCAATAGAAGCAGGATTTATGCCATCTTTTTTATTATCTCCACCATAATTCATATACATTTTGCAATCGGAATCACTAATATGTTCGCATAATTCCTCAAATGAATCATAGTCGTGTTCAAAACTAAAATGTGATTTTGCAATCGTAAATGGTGAGTCTAATTTGTATGTAGGTATAACTACTTTTCCCTCTAGAACTCCATTCGTCACAAGTTTTTTAATTTCTTTCGTAAGTTCCTGTGAAAAAGCAATTCCATAAGATTTCAATATACAATGAATCTCTGTTTCGTCAAACAAGCTTCCTTTATTACTTCCAGATTTACGATATGCGTAGTTAATTGTGTCTGAAACAAATTTGAACTTGTCCTTCAGTGATTCCATTTGATCTACTCTATTAGCTCTCATTTCAGAAAATATCCATGATAATATATAATTTTTTCTGCGAGCTTCTTCTCCCATAGCCGTCCTCACAAGACTATATGTATAGTTGTTTACCATGCTCCTTGTGAAATCACCGCCATTTTTGATGCATTCAAGTTGGCTTTCTAATTCAGAAGTATCTTGTTTCTTCTTATTTCTATAATCAATTTTTTGTTCTAAATCATTTATCGTAAAATCGTAAACTCTTTTCTTCCATTCTTTACGGTCACTAAATTCTGGAATCAGAGCGTATTTTCTTGTTGTTGTTATAGTATTGTCCATTTGTTTTTTACCCCGTTTTTGCGTTTTTTATAATTGTGCAATTTTGATTTGTACTTATGTGAACTTTTAGGCATATAAAGCTGAACACAAGCGTTATTCTCGGTGGCATAATTTTGTACCTATGTAGGTTTGCAGATATCTCAAACTGTTGCGCTTGTTATGCTCTCAATCGTACCCTTTTGTACCTATGTAGGTTTGCAGATATCTCAAACCTCAATTTCCAATATTCAGTTTACATAGGTTCTTGTGAGTGAAATATTTTCCTCACATTCCAGGTGCAAAATCACCTGTGACTTGATTAAGCCAATTATTTCTGTTATTCTAATAATAAATATAGTTTGTTCTATATTTCATATGGAGCAGCCAGTCTGTCGCCAAACAAGTTACTGGCTGTTCCTTTCTTTTTTTAAAGCTCTTTCGCCGTCAAATCTCCGTCCGTCACTCTAAGCACAATCATCTGTCTGTCCAATAAAGGAAGTCGCTCGACATTTACGGATTCGCTATCGTCAATCCAAACCGGCAGATTCAGCCCATTCATTTCCTGTAATCCATTCAGCAAATCAACCTCGCAAAGAATTTTGTCGGAATGATTCAATCCGCTGTTGTAGTCGATTCCATTGCAGATCATCTTGCAAGTTTCCACTGGATTTCCCTCAATCGTGTAATCAAGGAAACTGAACTGGAAATGATGGAAAAATGGATTGATTTTCTCAGCCAGTGCCTTATTTTTCTGAATTGAGAAGTTAAGAACGGTATCAATGTTCTTTTCAATATCAGCTTGTACCTGTCCAAGGCTTTTCAGTTCCTCGTTCAGTTCGGCTACTCGCTTTTCTTTCTCCGTGACTGCTGCCTGTGCAATCTTAATGTCTGCATCCACATTGGAAATCTGTTTCATAACATTGCTGATCTGCATTCTTAATTCCTGTTTCTTTCCAGGAACATCATCAAATGATTTCAGTTTCTCTTCAAGTTCTGCAATTCTCGCTGTAACCGCAAGATATTCTTCGTCATTTGACATATCTACAGATTCTGGAAGCTCCGTAAATTTGGACTGTTCTTCCTCAATCTGCTTAGTAAGTTCAGCAACTTCTTCCTGTGCCACATTGATTTTTGACTGTAATTTGTTGATTTCCTCGTTAGTTTTCTTTAATTTTGCAGCGGAAGTATTTCCAAGGTCGCAGACATATTTAAGCTTTTCCTGCTTCTCCGATTCAAAGGATTCTTTTATTTTCAACTGTGCTTCAATTCTGGCTTTCTTTTTTTCTTCAAAGGAAGCTCTCAATTCGGAAATCTGTTCTTCTGGCAGTTCCTGTCCGCAGGTGGAGCAAATGGTATCAGAATCATTGAATGTTTCAGCTTCAATAGCTTTCAGTTCAGAATCATCCAACTCCATTTCTTTGATTCTCGGATAGTCCTGTCTGGCTCTATCCAAGTCAGCTTTTGCCTGTTGTGCTTCCCTTATGTGGTTGCCCAGTTCCATTCCAATAATACGAATGCTTGATTCCTTTTCTGATTTTTTTAACATAAGTTCAGAAACTGTATCAGAAATAAATTTTTGTCTGGCTCTTAACCATTCATTCGCCTTGCTAACCAGACCATCCCTGGAAGATTTCAAACCACGGATTTCATACGAAAGACTGTCATAGCCTTTTGCTGAATCTTCAAGAATCTGTTCCTGTTCTTCCAGTTTGGAAAGGTCCGCATTAAGCTCCTGTTTTTTGGATTCCAGGGAAGAAGTATCTTCTGCTTCAACAGTCCGATTGGTTTCATATGCAATCTCCGTGTTTTTGGCATCCACCTTTTTCTTCTGTGCATTCAGTTCCTTTCGGAGCTTCTTCAAGGTATCCTCTACGGAATGCCCCTTTGTGATTTCTTCCACATGAGCGTACTGTGGATTCTCTTCCATAAACTGAGCAATATCGAAACCAGACATTTTTTCCAGTACCTTTCTGGATTCTGCGGTTGACTTCTGTAATGTATCCAGAAATGGTTTTGGATTACTGCACATCAGAAGCGTTGAAGGTTCTGCTATTGACTGGATAAACTCGGTATAATCCTTTGATTTAGCCGGGAATCCGTCAATTTCATAAGAAGTTTCATTTCCATCGAATACCTCTTCAGACTGCCCTCTCGGTTTTCTCCACTTCTGCTTTGTGATTTTGCGAATTACTTTTTCTTTCCCATCAATCGAAAGTGTAAGCTCTCTTACAACATCAACCTTTGGCACTTCCACGCCATTTTCTTTTCTGCGAATAGAAGTAGGCTCTGTACCATTCGCCATCTTGCCTGTCAGAACATCCAAATATGCGTCCTGCAATGTGGATTTCCCTTCTCTGTTTCTGCCAGAAATCTCTGTTCTCGGAAACAAATCTACAGACTTACTCGGAAACTTCTTGTAATTCTCCAACGAAATCTTTTTTACTTCCACTTTCATGCTCGATTATCCTCCCTATTGATACCTCATATGCAGTTCTAAGCTCTACTTCATCACCAGATAATTTTTTATGATAAATCCGGCTCTGGATTCTTCCGATTATTTTTACGAAATCTCCAACCTTGAAATCATCAGCTTCTCTGGCTTCCTTCCACCATGCTATACATGGGATATAATCTGTTCTTCGTAAGTCATATTCGTTGCAAGCAATCATCAAATCACAGATTTCTTTTCCTATTGGTGTTTTGCGGTAAATAGGCGGCTTGCAAAGATAACCTTCCAGAATGAATTTATTTTCATCGTCTACGCTTCCATCTCCGCCCAATAATGTTTCTGCTTTAACTTCCAATATTAAATGTGATTTTCCATTTTCCTTTTTATTGTATGAAGTGTATTTTCCTTCAATATAGATGTGTTCTCCAATTTTCCAGTTTTCTGCCATTCTTTCTGGTATTGCTACTGGAAGCAAATCTACGTTTCCACTGGTACGCTTTGTTCCAACATAGAATCTTTTGAATTTATCTCCGTCCTTGAAAAACGTTCCTGGCTGAATATCCATTATTACGCCAAATATCTGAACTTCATTCTTATTATTCTTCATCCTCCAATTTCTCCATTTCTTTTACGGAAATCTCATATACTGTTTCCGTTTCTTCCCCATTAACATAAACATCACGGCTCATTAACCTGCCAGTTACTTTAATGTAATCATTTCTTTTAACGTCTACCGCCAGATCAGCACCTTTTCCCCATAAAGTGCAGCGAGTAAAGTCGGCTCTTTCTGAAAAATCTCTTGGAATTGCCACGAAAAGATTTAAAACTTTCCTGTGCGTTACTGGCGTAAGTTTTGCATATGGCTCTTTCGTGCAACTTCTGGCAATAAACTCTACTTCGTTTATATCGCCATCCGGAACCTGTTCTTCCAGGATTTCCACCTCGTCAGCTGCGATATAATTAACATTGTGGTGCTTATTTGGATTTTTAGAAGTGTCCATGCTTCTGATTGCTCCTGTTACCACAATCTCTTTTCCGTTATAATCATTGTCACGTACAATGGAATCTTCTATAACGATGGGAAACATATCCACTGCACCGCTTTTACGAATGACTGTCAGCATGAATTTGTAATAGTATCTTCCGTAATGTTCGTGGCTAAATACTATTTCCCCGGCTCTTCCGGATAATTTTACTTTATTTAATCTTTGCATTTACTTTTCCTCCATTTCTAATATAATAGGAAGAAACACCATTAAGAATAAGACTGTTGATACGAAGAACACCCCGATAGCATCAAATGATGTAAACATCCATGTGATTGAGAAGATTACTGTAAACATCCCTATTCCTACAAATATTTCTCCTATTGTCTTTACCACCTCTTTCATTTTTTCCTCACTTTCTTCTGGATGTGGTTACTGCAAGTGCAGCTGCCAGAATAGCGATAATTATATTTCTTGCCATCAGCTTTTCTTCCAGATCAGCAATGATTTCACTGGAAAGTGGCTGATTTTCACCATTTTTTTGCATAAAAAGTCCTCCTGTTATATTTTTGTTTGTCAAATACAGGAGGTTGTGTTATAATAATCCTGTATTTAACTAACTCATTCTTAGTTAGATACCGTCCTGGTTGGTGTGTCAGCACCTTCCAGGGCAACTTAATCTACTTCTACAAATTTTCCGTCTTTCAACATATAGAAAGTATCTTCTTTAATGTTTTCTCCATCTACTTTTGCTGATTTAATATCTACAATATGATATTCATTATTAATTTCTTTCCACTCAGTCAGAACAATAAAACATCCGATTTTTCCCTTAGCTTTTGATTTAATTCCTGTAGCTAACGCAATGCTTTCTTTTCCTTCGACAATTGCCGCTGAATAATATCCGGTATTGGTTGCTGCTGACTGATATCCGGTATTGGTTGCTGCTGACTGATATCCGGTATTGGTTGCTGCTGACCGATCTCCGGTATTGGTTGCCGCTGAATAATCTCCGGTATTGGTTGCTGCTGACTGATATCCGGTATTGGTTGCTGCTGACTGATATCCGGTATTTGTTGCTGCTGACAGATATCCGGTATTGGTTGCCGCTGAATAATATCCGGTATTGGTTGCTGCTGACTGATATCCGGTATTGGTTGCTGCTGACTGATATCCGGTATTGGTTGCCGCTGACTGATATCCGGTATTGGTTGCCGCTGAATAATCTCCGGTATTGGTTGCCTTATCATCTTCCCAATCAACTTGCTCTTTTATATATTCAACGCCAGCTTTTATAATTCCGGCAATTCCAATTTCTGCTTTTACGGAAATTTTCTTTCCAACTCTCTTGCTATCATCAGATGATTTCTGGCCATTCTCTTCAAGCTCAACTTCACAATATCTGGAATCTGAAGGTGGATAATAACCGAATACATCCATCGGAAATTCGCAAGCATGGAATCCACAATTACAAATGTCTGCTTTTTCTTCTGTGTATTCTTTTCCAATTTCATACTGGAAATCTCTACACTTTAAATCTTTGTCAAAGCCTTTAAAGCATTTCATTCTTTCTTTTCCTCCTTTGATTTTTCTGCATCAAGCCCAAGCATTCTAAATGCCATTTTCTTTGTGAAATCATAATCGTTCACGCTATTCGCCCAAGCTTCAAATGCCTTTAATCTTCCAACCAGAAGTGCATATTCTTCATTGGCGTTCTCTGGAATATAATCTGTGCTCTTAGTTTCTCCCATGATTAGTCCTCCTTATCTTTTGCTCCAAATTTTTTAAGCATTTCTTTCAGATGCGAAATAAACGGAATAATTGCATCTATCTGTTTGGAAGTTTCCTTGATTTCTTTATCAAGTTCTTCCTCGTTCATAAGGCCATACTCAAATGAATGTCTAAGCTGCTCTTTTATTTCTTTCTCTTCTCCACCATTTTTTGCGAACATCTCTTTAATTTCATGGGTGATAACTGCATACTCTGAAAGAATATCAATCCCTTTACCAGAAATATTAACTAATCCGTTTTCAAATTTAATCATTGTTTTTCCTCCCTATTTTCTTTTATTCTCTCCATCTGAATGGTATAATGTGTTCAGAAAGGAGGTATGTTAAAATGTTTCTCAAATTAAAAGTTTCCTGTACTTGTCATTGCGATTACTATATAAGTGAAAGAATAAGTACAGACAAGGTTGTGTGCCCGAATTGCGGAAAGGAACATCCTTATTCTCATAAAATAATTTCAATGCTTCATGCCGCAAATGAGATTGATGATGGCAATGTTCCCGGAGCAGAAACAATAAAAACTTCCGTTATTTCTGAATGGGAAGATGTGACTGAGCGTCAATAACAATCTTCATGTACTCTAAAAAGCCTTTCGCTTCAGTGGCGGACAGACCGCATTCGGCAATTTCGTTTTTTACTTTTTCTACAAGGTCGCTTGCCTTCTGTCCGTTTTTGTGGCGATATAACTGATATATTTTGGAATCATAATCGGATAACCTTTCAGCAACGTAATCATCTGCTAACATTCTTTGTTCACCTCCCCTATTCAATAATTGTAAGATCTTCATCCACCGCAAATGGTTCAGTAACAAATATTCCATCTTCATTAAAGAGAAGATCAATTTCAACATGTTGCTTATTTGCACACTTCACAACAACTACATTCTCATTTTCTTCTTTGGTATGTGTGAACAAAATATCTGCAATTTCAAAACCTACAAGAGAATGAAAAATTTCTGGATTATCTCCATAAAATTCGTAGCTTTTAATATCTTTCACTGTTTTACCCTCATTTTCTTTCTGAATTAATATCATAATTGCAATCGCGAATCTGCATTTTTGTATTTGTACACGGTTGCCATCCCTTGATGTACTTCACAGCTTCCTCATATCTTAATTTTGGAATGTTGTTTCTTGCGTTTACACCGAAATAAGATTTCACATCTCGATTACATTCTGCGAATACTTTCTTTCCGATTTCTGAATAGGCATTAGATTTCTTTCCGCCCAACGCTTCAATAACCACTAGCGAAACCAGATCCCCAAGATATTTTTGCTGACCGTAGTCAATTGTCATTGTATTTTCAAGTTTTTCGATTCTTTCCTCATGATCTGCTGTGCCCTGGGCAAGAATCTGAATTTGTTCGGCAACCGTCAATGGTTTTCTGTAGGAACCTGTCTTTCGAATTTCTGGGAGAACTTTACTTGTCACCCAGTCTGTAAACCTTTCGGCAGATTCTTTTCTGCTCTGGAAAATCAATTTATACATATTGGGTTCATTTACAAAGTTAGCATTCTGCTTTCTCCCGATACCATCAATGACCTCATTTGTAATGACCCCATCTGCATTTAACCTTGTCTTTGCCTGGCTCGGATTTGAAATTTCTAATGCTTTTCATATATCAATCATGCAAAACCAAGGTTCATTATCAATAGTTATTGTCCGAATATCTCCGAACTCTGGCGAATTAAAAATCTGTAATTCGTTCATTAGTCTCCTTTCTGTGATATAATCTCCTTTAGGAAGGTGTAATCTCTTTTACATAGAGCACATCTACTGGGTTAAATTTCAAACAATATTGCTTTCCAGCGTCATCCCATTCCAAACGTATCAGTTTATCTCTAATGTCTGGTTTCACAATATCATCCGGGAACACACACGGAATTTCGATTGTTTCCCCATTTTTAAATTTGATAATTGTCATCTTCTCCTTATAATCTCTCCTTTCTTGTGTTATACTCACTATAAGAGTGGAGGTGATGATTATTGGTATTTAATGGTTTCTGCGATAAGCAGAACAAAAATTATTCCATTGAAGCTTCTCTCATTAATACTGGATCATTGGATGATTTGACGCCTAATTACACAATAGGTCGAATTAAGTGTAATTATGCAAGCAAAACTGGATGTTGTTCAAATCCGAAACAATGTTCCATTTTAAAATCTTCAAAATAATTCTGTTTGGCTCTCTGAAATATGAGAGCCTATTCTGCTTGAAATTTCAGCATCCTTGGTGAGCTTTTAAACTTGATTCCCTCAATTTCCCCGATACCTTTCTGGTTCACCTGCAACATCTGCAAGTCCGTGGATAAATTTAAAGCATTCAGATCAATGGAAAGAATAGGTTCTGAATCTCCAACTCCCTGTTTCAGCTCAAAGCTTCTTACTCCTTCGAGTTTGTGACCATCTACAAGGATTTCTGTAAATATTCCACATTCGCCATTTACTTGCTGGATTTCGATTTTTGATACTTTCATTAGTCTCCTTTCTGATCTAAATCAACAGTTTCTTTTTTATCTGTTTTTTGTTCCAGGTTGTTATCAGAAAAACTTTCCACTTTCCCAAGAATGTAGCCTTTATCAAATTCCGACATCTTAGGAATTGCTTCTTTCAGCTTTTCTACGATTTTTTTTTCTTTTTCTGACATTATCTATTTCACTTCCTTTCTTCTACGCACAATATTTAATTTCGTATTCAGTTACGATTTTGGAGAAAATCTCTCGCAGCTTTTTATCGTCATCGATGACGTCCATTTTGTTTAGTGAATTAATCTCTGTTTTGGTGCAACCATTTTCAGCCATGCGTTTTCGCTTATTTCTTAATCTTGTATTCAGATCACATCCAGCCCGGCGTTCCAATTCTGTGTACATTTCTGTTCTAAGCATTTTAAACTCTGCTCCAGCACCTTTTTGTATGCGATTGAATTTAGAATTAATTTCTGAACGCCAGTTATCAAATACAGGCTTAACCGCTTCTTTGATGTTCTCTGTAGTTGCAACAGCTTTATCTGCGGTTTCTTTGGCAATTAAAATCTGCCGGTCTCTTTCTTTGTCAGCAAGTTCTTTCTTTACCATTTGCGAAAGTAGCCCCTGTAACATTTGAAGTTCTGGTGACAATGCCCTTTTTACAGTTTCTTTGGTTTTAAAGTACCCATTCACAAGCTGTCTCTGAACATCCCATGCTAAATCGTCTGTGAAAGACTTTACTAACATTAGATATCCCTGTTCTGTAATAAGCGCATAATCAGAAGTTGCCTTGTCTGGAATGTCAAAAATTTTGGTACGACGAATTTCGTCGGCGCTTACTCGGAAGAAATCTTCGCTCTCAATAAAGCGCTCTCTGTTTGTTCTGAAATTTCTGCTTGCCGTTCCGTCTGGTCTTCCGTGAACTGCATCAATATCTTTGAATGTAACCACTCGCTGACCGTTATACTCTTTTATTGAGATATCCGAATTTCCAATATGTACTAACTGGTTCGTGTTTATCACTCCTTTCTTAATCTGATTTTCAATTTCATTTTGTGTTGAAAATATTTTTCCTATGTGTTAAAATTCTTTCATACCCAGATAATGGGCAATGAAAGGAGTTGTTTGCTTTGACCCAACTTTTGAATTTGCCCTGTTCCTTATTGTAGGTTGCAAGCAGAGTAACCTGCGTTACCAAAGTACGTTAAGCAATTTCGTTCACCGTATTGAACAAAATTCCTACATTCGCCAACTAATGGGCAGCTAATCCTTTTTACTCAATCGCAGAACTAAAACTGCGTAAGTGGTGAAGTGTTTCAAGAAACATTTGGTGCTGCTTATGTGACTCAACAAGTGCGTTCAGTCTGCAAAACACATAAGGTAAACAAATTTAGGCAAGAACTGATAGGACAGCACTCCTGTCAGTTTTTTGCTATTCTTCTTTAAACAGATATTCCAGATCATATTCTGGGAAAAGCTCTTTTTTAGAAAGGACTGCTTCTGGATAAGTAAAAGGTGTTTTCCCCTTTATCTTGTTCTGAATAGTCCTTTCATCAACACCAAGAACCTTTGCAAACGCTCTGATTGTAATTCCTTTATCATCAAGAGCTTTTTTTAAATGAATTAACATTAATACCTCCTGTCGCATTATTGCGACTACTGTGTAAAAAAAATATCTATTGCTTCTTCCCTACTTAAAGGAACTGCGCTTACAATTCCGTGAATTTCACCAATTGTAAACTTTTCGCCTCCATCTTTCAGCTTACGGTAAAAAGTGCTTCTATCCATACCAATTGCGCTTGCAACAGCTTCTTGTGTATTTCCATGTTCAACAATTTTACCTTTAAGCCTTGCTATATTTACAACCACAAGCGTTACCTCCTTTCTAGTAGCATTTATGCGACTTTGTGATTATATATTACCTCTTGCAGTCGCATTTGTCAATATAAAAATTCGCATTTTTGCAATTATTTTTGTTGCATTTTTGCAACATTAATGATATTATATATTTCAGAAAGGAGGTGTACAAAATGTCGAAAACTGGCGAACAAATAAAAAAGAGAAGAAAACAGCTTGGTATGAGCGCTGATGAACTTGCTGAAAAGTTGGGCGTATCAAGATCTACTATATTTAGATATGAAAAAGGAGATATTGACAAGGTACCAGCAGAATATGCAAAGCCATTGGCGGATGCGCTCTGCACTACTCCAGCATATTTGATGGGGTGGGAAGATAATTTAGAAACCGAAACAGATTTTATCCCAAAACTTATGACTGACACAATATCTGTAGAACATGTTAAGCTGTTGCTTGAACTGAGTGACACTGATAAAAAGAGTGTTTTCGACATGATTGAATTTCTTTACAAAAAAAGCAGGGATTAATCTCCCTGCTTTTTTTAATAGCCCCATTGTTTTTTAAATGAAATAATCATGTTATACAAAAACTTCATAAACTTTTCGCTATGTATATTTTCAAGCATCTCAATAATTTCTTTCTTGTAATCCACGTAAATCCCTCCCAATATTCCAAACATCTGTTCTTATTTGTTAAATTATATCATGTTTTCATAACCATATACTGGGATATAATTGTTTCCGCTTAAATCTTTCCTAGGAAGCTGGTTTCTTCTAATTTTTTGATGAATTATAAGTTTTTTTGTGTAAATATTGTGATTTTTGCTTTTCCAAATCGTAATAATAATAGATAGAAATAAAGGGGCTGGATGCTTGTCAGCGAGGGATTTATAGCGCTCATGGACAACCTGTTTTACCTCTGTTTTTGCAATTGCGATAGTTTTACCCCTCCCAAAGATAATACTACGCTCCGGGCAGAAGTAAACATATTGAGTCAAGAGCACATGCACGAATATCAGTATAAACACAATTATGATTTTTTTATGTTTCTCCATGAATCCATCCCCTTTACACTATCATCTTAATGTATTACAATAACATTGTATCAAAAAATATACAATCACACAGGAAATGGCGAAATTAGCACCTCTGGTGGCGAATTTTACGTGAAAAGAGATGATTTGAATGAGAATTGCAATATGTGATGATAGCGAAATCCAGATTGATATATTTATGCATCGGATTAATAATTTTCTCAAACGAAATGGTGATATAAAAGCATTGATTACTCCGTATGATAAAGGGCAGCCGCTTATTGATGATGTGGCAGATGGCGAGTGGTATGATATTGTGGTTTTGGATATCGTTTTGAAAGAAGAAAATGGAATTGAAGTCGCAAAGGAATTGAGATTAAATGGCTATAATGGAAATATTATTTTCTGGACAGCCCACAAAGAGTATGTTTTTGAAGCTCTTGATATACTCCCGGTACACTATATCATAAAAGGTTCTGAAAACGGCAGAATGTATAGTGCTTTCAATCATGCTCTGGAACATATCAGCAAAAGCACTCTTATGATAAAAGGAAAAGACTTTATTCATCGGGTGGAGTTTCAAAATATCGAATATATTGAGAGCCGAAACAAATACATCATTATCCACTGCACTTGCGGTATAGTTTATACGGAACGATGTAAACTATCCGATATTGAAGAATTACTGGATTCCAGATTCTTGAGGTGTCACCAGAGCTACATAATAAACATGGACGAGGTAAAAGAAATAAACACTTCGTTCCTTATGTTTTCTGGAAATACAGTGCCGATCAGAAGAAAAGATTATGCAAAAATAAGAAACGAATTTGAGGAATATACGACATTTAAATAGCTCCCGGGAAAACCCCGGGAGTATTATTATTTCAGTAATTCATTGACTTTTTTCTGTACTTCTGCGTAATTGTAGCCAGCGGATTCCAGACGGTCTCGTCTATCCTGTCCGTTCCCCCATTCGCCGTTGATTACCTCTTTTGCAACTTGGGCTACACTTTTCTTTGCTGTCATGGAATACACTACTTTTCCGTTCCAATCAAACACAGTATATCCAGCCTTGCAAGCTTTTTTCGCATTTTCCAGTGACTTGTAAGCCCCTATCTGGCTCTTGGAATCCTTCCAGGTCTTGCGGACACGGTAATACTTGTCAACCTTTGCTGTCGGTTTTGTGGTTGATGTTGTTGTGGTTTCGCTAGAAATAAGCTTCTTGAATCTATCCCAGTCGCCCTTTCCACGAATAACGGATGGACAATTCTTAGCGCAAACATCGTAGTGCTGCACTACTCGGCTTGCTGGGATTCCGTATTTCTTCATAAGCTGCTTACATACATCAACGGTATTTTGGAATGCCTTTTCGTAGTTGTAACCAGCATTCATGCACATTTCAATTCCAATAGAGTTGTGATTGTTTACAGTTCCAAAAAGCTTGCCGCCATAATTTACTCCAACATGCCATGCTCCACGATTGTACGGCAAGGCTTGATATGCTGACTTATCGTCAACGAATACGTGGGCTGAATAGCCATGAAAATTTCCATTATGCTGTGCGGTGGCGTGTGCCTTGGCATCTGCTGTCTTGGCGATATTATCTGTATTGTGGATGACAATATACCGAGGCGTTTGTCCTGCGTAGCTGTTGTTGTTGCTGATTAATGAGGTATTAATATTCATGTGTGTTCTCCTTTCATATATGTGCATTATTAATTAACTTCATTTCAACATCTGAATTTCAGGCGCTCAAATGAAAATAATTAGTCGAATAAACACGAATTTTAAATTCTACAGTTCCTTATCTCAAATTGGATTAACAGCATCTGCAACATGGGATCAGATACTTACTAAATTAGCTGATGGTACTGGAATAAAATTTGCTGCATGGAAATCAGACTATCCTAATTTATCAAATCCATGCACAAGTAATAGGCAATCAATAACTGTTTGCAGATTATATTCAGGTTATTCTACTATAGAAGTGTGGGATATTGATAATAACGTTCGCCACTTTACAGCGCATAATGGAGATAACTATAGACCTTGGAATATTGCATAAAAGGAATTTATATATTGTAAAATGGTATGCTAAAAAATGATACTAACTTTCCATCCAAAAGGAATTGATTGTAAGTTTTTCTGATGACGAGATATTACGTTCAGTAAATATAATCGCACTTGCGCCAGACATACTAATGCCTTTAACAAGTACATTACATGAACTCCAATTGGCATTTGATACAGATATACATTTCATATTATCTTGTGGTGGTGCAATATAATAATAACTAATACCAGTACCTTTAATAGTATATTGTTTTTGGATTATCTTCGTGTTTTGCTGATTTCTAACACCCAAAACTTTCTCCTAATGATTCTATCAGCGGGCATAGCTTTAACTCCGGAGTTCTCCCCGGAGTGGTTTTCTCTATCTCTTTATGCTGAATATTTATTGTATGACGCTCTCACATTACTCTGACTGATGTAACAATATACTTGGGTAGTCTTCAAATCAGCATGTCCCAGAACTGCTGCCACATCTTGTATATTCGCTCCCCGATCAAGAAGGTTGGTCGCTAAAGTCCTCCTGTATCTATGAGGATGTACATTTGTAACATTAGCACTTTCCCCAAGCTTCTTTAGTGTTCTTTCAATTCCTGCTTTCGACAATCTCTTATAGGGTGTCCTTACACTAGCAAACAGGCATGGTTCCGTATCTGTCCGTGTATTCAGATAATCCTGCAGATGCATTAATGCTACTGGTGTAAGGTAAATCGTCCTCTCTTTATTTCCTTTTCCCAGGACTACTGCATCCTGTGTCTGAAAATTTATATCGTTTCGGTTGAGCCTTACCACTTCTGATACCCTGCAGCCAGAAGCATAAAGGAATTCTATCAGCGCCAGATCCCGAAGTGTTGTACAGGCCCGTTTTAGTCGCTCCATTTCTGGTGCGGTATAGGGCTTTTTCACTACCTTCGTATACTTAATCTGGGACAGTGCTGCACATGGGTTTCTTCCGATCATGCCCTCGGCAGAGAGCCAGGAAAAGAAACTGCTGAAACATCGGCGGATTCCGTCCAAGGTACGATTGCTTACCTTCCGGCGCTCCTTGTATGCGGCCAGGTAGTATCTGAGATCGTAGGTAGTAATCTCATGCAGTGGCTTACATAGAGTGTGTAGCATCATGTAACACGCATCGTAATAACGCCGAATTGTGGATTCTGCCTTTCCTTCTACTCGCTTGGTCGCTATATATTTTGCCAGCATACTGTCTGGAGCGTTGTCCACTACAGTTAGTTCTGTGCTTCTCTCTTGCACTTCGTAACTGTTCAATTGAATACAGAGTGCATCCTGTACTGCCTGGAGTTGCTGATCATCTAATAGAGATTGCACCGCCAGCAATACATTATTAATAATCGTATTTCGTATATCCATAACCTTATTCCTCCTTCTGCTTTATTGTAGCATCCGGAGGAAAGAAGGTCGCAAAACACGAAGATTCCATGCAAAATTGTAGTTAAATCTTTTTCAAATGTATACACGGAAGCAAATAAAAACTACATTACAATGACTGCTGCTTCTTTTGGGCTAAACAGTTTATATCTAGTAATAGCTGAAGATATTACAGTTCCTAATGGCAGGATATTTAGTGGCTTTTACAACGATGGTACGACATCGTACATGGAAATTAGAAATGCTGACGGTTCTGCTTTTAACGGAGTTGTTAGTTTTACAGCACTTGCTTTTGGCGCGTGATTTCAGGAAATCGCTCCACTAAGTGAAATAAGATATGCTTTTCCGTTTTCTAAATTCATGCTTGAATTTGTATTTAAAAGTATCCTCCAGCGATTAGTATATCTTCCAATCGAAAGAACACTTGAATTATGCCATCCACTATTATTGAATACCTTTGCCGATATTGCAGATAATTGTAAATTTTCATTATGCCTTGGAATTTCTACTGCAAGCCCCATGCCATACACATATATTCCAATATACCATTCATCTGTAAAAGTTCCGGTAACTGATATCTTCGCGTTTAGTGCATTAATCCCTAGCGCCTCTTTCAACTGCGCTATAGTAATCTTCTGGGTTGTAGAGCCATTCTCCAATACCACGATATCCGTATCAGACACTTTGGTAGCTGCTGGGAGAGCTGATATTAGTGTACTTGGTATAGATTCAGACATTTTTCATCAATCCTTTCTTGGAATTTTTTCAATTACTTTATTATTCTTTGTCATCAGGCACTTGCCGTCCTTTGTGGCCAGTGCGTATACTTTGTCGATGATCTTCACGGACAGGACGAAGCTTGCTCTGGCGGTGACCGGGTTCGGTGTCATTTTTACATCGCTGATTAAAATATTCGCCATATCACTTCACCATCACTCCTACTTCTGCAATCAACTTCTCGTCCAGGATTTCATACATCACTCTAAGTTTATATCTACCTTTTTTCTGCGGCTGTATAACCACATCAAGAATATGTCCTTGTATTACCGCAATGCCACTATCTTCAACTTCTTGTGTTCCTTTGTAAAGCAACTCATAGGAAGCTCTTTCGATTAGAAAATCGGTACCTTTGCAGGAGCATATTCTTAGTTTTATATGTTTCTTTTCTCCGAATTCAAAATCCACATTCACAGTTGCAACCTCCTATTAACTCTACATAATACTCGGATTTTTCTAAAACCGCCCGATACTGTGGCTCTAATAACTCTTCATAATACGGACACGGCTCAATGTGAACACACATAGAAGATATATCTATGGTAATAATGTATCTTGCTATATATGCGGTATTTCCAGCTTCATCAACAGCGGACATGTCAACTACATAAGCGCCGTTAAGGCTTTTGGGGATGATGGCTTCCCATCTATCCCCTTGTGCCCTTGCGAATGAGATAATGTTTCCATTGATAGTACCCCTTAATGCTACTACCATGTTTCCACCACCTTTATCAGTCGGTAACCTCTACAGAGATTACAACGGTTTTTTCAGTATCAACCGGGTTCGGTGTTAATGTTACGGACTTGATGACAGGAGCCTTAGTGTCCAGTTTCACAGTTCTGGTTACAGTGGTACTCTTTCCGGCACTATCAGTAGCCACTACGGTGATGGTATTGGTACCCTCAGTAAGAGTAATTACCTTAGACCAGGAGCCATCAGAAGCAACGGTTGCCGCCTCTGCGCTACCACTATTCAGTTTGACAGTAACAGATACTGGGCTGGATGTTGCATCGTTTGTTGTACCACGAACAGTACAGGAAGCCTGGTTGGTAACAAGACCATCTGTCGGTGATGTAACGGAAAGTGTCGGCGGTACGGTATCAATTTTGAATGAAACGCTCTTCTGTGCTGCCGCATTTCCATCATAGTCAGACGCATTTACAGTAATTGTATGGCTCCCGTCTGACAGGGCAGTACCAGGAGTATAAGTACATTTATAGCCGCCGGAAATTGCAGTCTTAGAAATACTATCCCCTGTGATCTCGCTTCCAGAATCAATGGTGATACCAATGGTGGAAGGATCCACACCAGAATCATCATCGGTTATTGTCCAGACAATGCTTGGTTTGTTATTTGTAATCAGTGCGCTGGCTGTCGGGTATGTTATTGTTGAAATCGGCGCAACTTTTTCTCTTACCTTTAACTGTAATGAACTTCCTAACGTTGAATGACTAGCATCTGCTGTTTCTGCGTTTCCAGCATCATCCGTAGCTCTGATTGTTACCCCATAATAATGTCCCGATTGATTATAGCTGGATTTACTAGGGGCTGTAATCGTTCCATCATATCGTCCAGTAGAACTGTTATAGGTTAGACTTACGGTCTGTCCATTTACTGTAGCTTGTACTGTTTTTACACTCATATTCTCATTCCTTTCGTGAAATATTGTTGATAAGTTCTTTTAATTCCTGTACTTCTGTTGACAAAGCATCCAGTTTTGAATGCAGTTCCTGGTTGTCCGCTTGGAGAGCCAGGATTTTCTCATGGTCATTTTTCAGCATGGCAAACATGCAGGGGATTATAATACGGTAATTCCAGTTTTCAGCTTTGCCTTTTTCATTATGGTCAACGGCTAATGGAAATCTGCGGTCAATGTCCTCAGCTATGAACATCGGCATTTCTTTGCCATAGCGTTCATCTTGTTCGGATAAATATCCGTCTTTGTACTTCGCCCAGATTACCTTGATTCTGTAGAGGTCTTCCAGTTCATCTTCTTTTATGTTTTTTCCGTTTCCTATTGATTTGTAACGAATCGAAGATGCAGCAGCCGCATTAAGAGTTTTCATATCAGATGCAAAAACAACAGCTGCACTTGCACTAGAGTTCCACGGCAGACCACTCATCGTAACGGACTTATGAAAATTAGCAGAATCATAAAAGTCTGATTTAACATTTACTATCATGTAACCTGAGTTTACTGTTTTGCCACTAAAAAACTGAAAAGCTGTTTTTCCATCATCAGAATAACCATAAATATCACTTGTTAAAATGGCCATTGTGCCATTATCGTTAACCAAAAGAGGCATTTCTAGATTCAGTAATCCTGCTGAATCGGTTACTCCGTACTTAATTCCGCTTGAATCAAAAATAAGGCATTTATAGTTATTTTCATTTACATAATCTTTAAATATGGTTAATCCGTCAGGATCAAGCTTACTAGCCCATCCAGTTTCACGGCGGTTCAGTACCTCTAATATCCCATACCCATTATTTTTACCGCCAAGCTTTAATGTGCCACCCTTGGCGTAAGTGAACGAAATATATAGCTGATTTCCCTCTTTATAAATTCCTTTAATTGCGCCATCATTGGTTAAGAGGTTAAATATTTCTTCATGTGTAAGTGCATCTACATCAATTACAACCGCCATACTTTGGGAATCTAATGGTTGTGAAAATCCACCCGCCGCGTATAAGGTACATTTTATGGCACTTACATCTCTTGGAATTCCAATTGACCTTCCAGAAGCCGTTGTTATAATTCCTCCCGCTTTAGTTGATAATACCGTATATAAATTATGTGAAACGCTTGTTTCGTCTTTCGCAGAAGAATATACCGTTTTCCAATTTTCCCCATCTACGGATTCTTCGATTTTAAAACGACCTTTATATGCTGTTCGTGTTTCCGCGTTTCCATCGCGATACCAAGCACTCAAAGTAATATAGCTCGGGGCTACACTGCCATTCGCGCGTTGCTTAATAACATATGATGGGCTTTCAAGAAAATATGTTCTACCCGGAACTCCTTGTTCTCCCTTAATCTTTGTCCATGAATAGGCACCGGGGTTAGTGCTATCGGCTTCCGTATAATCTGTATACTGCCCGATGTATTCTTTTCCAGTGCTATCAGATACATCAAAGCCCATCTTACCATCCGCGCTGTTTGCGTAAGCTACATGGAAATATGGTGTTCTTCCGTCTGTTCCAGGTTTTCCTGGAGATCCATTTGCCCCATCTGCACCTTTTACAAGCGTCCATGCATAATCATCCGGGTTAGTGCTATCTTGTAGTTCAAAATCAACATATATACCGATATATTCCCGGTTACTATCAGACACCGAAAAATCGGTTTTACCATCTGCGCTATTGGCATAAGCAATATGGGTGTAACTTGTTTTTCCATCTCGTCCAGGTTCTCCCGGAAGACCGTTCTTTCCATCGTTTCCCGCATAAATTTTTGAAATGGAAAATCTTTTGGTCACCGTCAAAGCACTAAGATAAGTTGCCCTAACATCTACCCAACCATCATCGGCTGACAGCCCCGTTACCGTATATGTCTTTGCTGAATTGTTCCAGATTCCTGTTATACTATCTGATTTTGTGATTATAAAATTACAATCATCTGTAATATCTTGTGTCCCGTACATTACTACAGCATGTGTAATCACATCGCTTGGAAATGTGCCGTAATTTCCATCAGAATCAACAGAAACGCCCTGGTATTCATTGCTCAGTTGCAATGTCATGTTTTTGGCGAGAGCTGCCGCTTCCTGTGCCTGTTTCGCTGCCGACAATGCGTCCTCAGAATCTTTCAGTGCCTTTGTAACGTCCGTATCTTTCAGCTGTTTCCAATAATATCCATTGCCTTCATTTACAAAGCGGTATGCGTGGCTATCGCCATCGTAGTAAATGTCACCGACATGCTTGCTCATTTCGGTATCGTCCAGCCATTCATTGGCCGGATAATTGCTCAATGTAGGTACTGATGTTCCTGTCCAGGTATTTATATTCCCATTGATCTGCCCCTGCATACTGTTTAACAGTCCATCCAAAGGAGATGCACCAATCCTAATTGAGGATCCATCCATTATTAATTGATGTTTAGTTATATCGGCAGAAAATATAATATTTCCGCTATTATCACGAACCACCAAGGCTCCCGTCTTAATCCAGTCAGCATTAACACCTGTAGCCGTAAGGATTCTGGCAATCACATCACCATCAACCGTCATACCGCCATTCCAATGTTGTCCACCATCTGTAGATACCGCCCATGCTTCTGCGGTCATTTTCCATACAATGTCAGAATCGGATAGCTGTGGTTTGTTGTGAAGATAATAGATATTGCTTCCGTCCGGCTGTGTTTCCACTGTCGTGTATGTTCCAGAAGATTCCGCAAGGCGTTGTGATAATTCTTCCAGCGCTTTTTCCCTAGAAGTACGCTCATCTCTTAAGCTTTTTCTATATTCAGATTGTGCCTGTTGATTAAGGGTATATTGCTTCTGTTTGTTTCTTGAAACACTCTTCGCACTGCATTCTAATTGTTCAAAAGTTCCCGGGTTCAATGTAAGAGAAGTTAAATAACTCTTATGTTCTTCCCCATTCCTATCAGTGATTGTAATAGCATCCCCTGCTTCCAAAGCAATATCGGTTAGCGCGCTGGTTGTAAAAGGACGAAATTTTAATCCAACACATCTTTCAGCAATTATTGAGCAAATCGTTTGTCCAGTCCCCGGTTGTATTAGCTTATTTTCGCTAATATCTATGATGTACCCCTCATCCCCTGATTGATATGTTTTAGCGTTACTTTCAGATGAATTGCTTGAATACTCCGTTACTTTTACTCCTGTTATTTCGAGATCGTATAACCAAGGGGTAAATCCGCTTGTATCTTTGGAGGTAATATTAGCTGGAATATTAGATTCTTTTTCATACCATCCGATACACAATCTACCGTATGCATCTGTTTTCGCCCACTGACAGCCCATCTGTGCCATCCATGCAATTACCTGTCGAAAAGTAATACTGCTATCATCTGGTCGATTCTGGATTACCAAGTCATCATTATCAAATCTGGTTGATTGCAGTGTTACTCCGCACACCTCACAAGCATCCTGGATGATTTGTAATCTGGTTGCCGGGTATGTCAGTTTGCTATCAGAATAATCACGGTCAAACAATCGCATGGAATCTTCACAAGTTAGGCTGATAATAGCTGTGTTCTGGTATGGGGCATCTGTTACTGTCATGGTACAGATACGGATTTTTTCAATACCAGTGGACAATTCAAGTCCAATATGACAAACAACTCTTGCTCCGTCCCAAATGTAATCTGTGTACTTTCCAGAAAAGTTGTTAATCTGCAAAGTCAGTTTATTTACGATAGCTGCACCAATATCAAAAGAGCCATTTTGCGATACTGCATCCTCAAATTTGAAGCCATTAGACCACAAGTCCTTGTCGGTAATGGATAATGTGCTTCCGTCCGTAAAGGTAAAATCTGCATATTTCAGATAGTTACGGTTCCCACTATTCTGTTGTTCTTTAAATTCCGTTGATAAATTTCGCATATCTTACCTCTCGATAAAGTCAAAGTTAAGTCCTTCCATACGTTCGTTGCCAACCCACCAGCACTTGAAAGGGGATTCCCGATCGCCAACATAAAATGTTCTGGTTTCGTGCTTATTTGCGGATAACAGGTCTGGATATGTGACCTGTATGTACTCTGGGTTTACCGCCTGTATAATCTTGCAAGCAGTGTCCCAATCTGGTCCATTCCAGCCAACAGTCAGTTTCCGTTTCTGTCCAACTCTATTTTTATGCATGGTCGTATCGTCTGTTCTGCCGGATTCTGCCGCCGATATATCCTGTAATCCCCATGTAAAAGAAGAAGGACAGGGCAATGCTACCCCATCCACTTTAAGAAATACTTCTGCCATATGCTAACCCTCATGCAATCATTTTTGTTGCTTCGTTTCGGATAAATTCTTTAATTTGCTGATATCCCCATCCGCAATTAATAAGGCTACTTACAAGCATTTCCATACTCTGAACTTTCGCCAAGTCATCACCTGTGAAGAAATCTCTAAGATTCTCTTTTGCTTTTACTCCATAATCACTTTCAAGCTCTTTTGCTGTCTTTCCGAACAAATTGCGATAAATCAGATTTGTATAATTTGGATAAGCAAATCTCTTATTTGGGCTTTCTGTTATTTTCATCTTAATTGTATCTGTTAGGATATGCCGAATAACAACACCCTTGTCACGTTCAATTTGCCATTGCTGGCGTTCTGTATATAAGCGTTTTAACTCGCTTTCCATCTTGTTGAAGGCTTCAATATACTTAATTTTCCATTGTAAGGCTTTTTCACCAGTAAAGCCCATTGCGAGCAAGGAAAAACCATCTCTATCCATTTCGTACATTGGATATTCTTTTCCACGGTTCTTATATGTTGTAAGTTGAAAAAATTTGGCGGCTGAATTATCAGCTACGAGATTTTCAATTGATTGTAGAACATTCTTATGTTCTTTCTCAAAAACCTCTGCAACTTTCAGACTTGTTGTAATAAGTTTCTCTTCGTATCTTTTTCCAACGATTTCTACCAGCATAAATTCATATCTCCTTTATGATTTATTTTTTGGCAACAAAAAAGCGCCTACCCCGAAAGGTAAACGCTTTAAAAATTGCTTATTATGATTTTATATTATAACATACGGCGAAAGTATCATTCAGTATATTATAGTATCATTTCAATAATCTTTTCACATATGCATAAACAACTTTCAGCCAGTGGCTATTATTGCAGTTCTGTACAAGATTAATAATCTCAGTTTTATAATTCATAGTGTTAGCTCCACCTTTCTAAAAACAGCTAAATAAAAGTATATAAGTATTCCAGGGTTCCTGGCTTCTCAATGCTCTCAATCATTGAAATAATTCCCTTTTTGTAATTCATTCCACAATTCCTCCCAACACTCTAATCAACTTCTGTTTGCGGTTATACTTCAAAATCTCGGAAATCTGCCCCATCATATCATCCATTGTCATGTTGCTCTTCATGCTATTGCAACGCTTACAAGCCAGTTGCAGATTCTTAATATCATTGGTGCCGCCCCGGGACAACGGCGTAATGTGGTCGATTGTCATTTTCTTGAATTTGACAGGTTTACCGCATATTGCACATTTTCCGTTGCACTTGGCGTACACGCTCTTCTTCTGAAAGTCATTGAACTGGATTCTGCTTGCCATACGATCACGCTTTCCCGATTAACTGTTTGGTAAAGAGATACATTCCCTTTAATTTTGACAGGTCTTTCAAATTGATAAGATTTTCAATGATTCTCTGTCTGTACATATACTCGTCCAGAAGCACTAAGCACTCGTTGTTATCTGCGTTCAGTTCGTCGATTGTTTTCTGTAATTCAGCCTTTGTCATTTTATTTTCCTCCTGTGTATCCCTGTAAAAATCTAATTAAAAGAATCTCTGCTGTGCGTTTTCTGTATCAATCTCATTCTTCAAGAAAACTGGCGGTTTGTATTCTCCAATAATCTTGACTGCCTGTTCTACTTGGCTTCTCTTAATTGCCTTGTAGCTTTTTACCTGGAACTGGTAGCGCAGATTGGAATGAATGTTACTGTAAATTTTCTGACGAATGGAACGGCTATTGTAAGCATTGGATTCCTTACCGCCAAGCACCAGCGTTCCTTTTCTCTTTACTGCTTCCGTGATTTTCTCCGCTTCAATCGGGAGAATCGGCAAATCCATTTTCAAAGTCTCAAACTCTGTCTGGATATCGTCAATCCGCTTATTCAGTTCTACGTTTCCCTGTGCTAGAAGCTGAATCTGTTCGGGGATGGTCATTGGTACTGGGTGGCGAACTGTTTCTTTTAATTTGTCCTCTACTTTGAGAAAATATTGTCTGGCTTGCTCACCTTTGACACTCTTTGATTGCATGGAAAGTTTCTTTGCAAAGCTGGCAGAGAGTTTATAATCTTCTCTTTGAATAACGCCACCTGTCGGTGTCTCGACATTGATGTCGAGTCGCACATAATCTTCATTCTCCATTGC